ATAGAAGTAGTTTTACAACTGCAGGAACCTCTGCCCTTTAAGACTACAGATTTCATTCCAGAGCCATTTATACCTACTCTATAGCCTGGAAATATAATATAGAAAGGGCTCCTTAGTTCAAAGGATAGAACAAAGGTCTTCTAAACCTTAAATTCCAGTTCGAGTCTGGAAGGAGTCACTAAATTAATAGCACTAAAATGAAATTACCGGAATTTAAGGAAAAGATGCATGACTTAGGGTATGTGTCGAAAATAATTAATATAAACCCTGACTATGATTTAGTTTTTGTAAAAGTAATAGAAGAGGGTGAAGGTTATAAAATCTTCCATTACATAACAATAGATGATGGTATAATGTCAGGTCCTGATGACCACATTGGAGGCTTCTTTTTAGACTTAATAAAGAGATATGAAAATGGTCAGGAAAAAGAATCTAAAAGTTGGTATGTCAACATAGATAGGTTTATCCGAGAGCCTGATATTATTGAGAAACATCAAAAACGCAGAAACTTTGAATAATAAATAATTAAGTGAGGAGAATTGGCAGAATGGTTCAATGCACTTGTCTTGAAAACAAGCATACCTTAATTGGTATTGAAGGTTCGAGTCCTTCATTCTCCGTAATTAATCTAATATTATAATCATGAAAAATCTTATCAACCAGCTTCCTGACTGTATTGAAGATGAGTATAATCAATCTCTTAAGAGAAAGAAGCCTAGCAGACCAAGTTTTACAGAGGATGAAAAGCTCTTATATTCCAAGAAGAAAAGAGATAGAATCAATAGGAGGATGAAACATGAGAAGAATATCGTTTGATACATATGATAATTATGAAACCTCTTATAGTCCGGAATTATTGATTACTACTTTCACTGGTATAAAGTCACTAAAGCGCCAAAAGTTAATACTAGAAGAGGAATTAACTCCATGTACTATCTTATCAGGTAGATATATATTAGACAAGGAAGGTTATAAGGAAGAGACAGTATATTTTGTCAATGGAAATCCCAATTGTATGGTAGGTACTTCAGGACAAATGATCATAGGAATAAATCCTAATTATCTTAAGGAACTGCATATCTGTGGTACAATAGAGTTAAAAAGATTTGCTGAAATAAGGCATAAATATAATGTACTCCTCTCTACCAAATATCCTTATATTGAAAGCTTGAAATAATCCTGTTAAAGAATTATGATTATGACTTTTGTGGAAGAACTTAGTAAATATATATATGATAATAAAAGATATATCTCTGATATAGAATATATAGAAATGACTGTAAGATGCCCTGCAGGAGATAATGATAATGCAAAAAGATTCACAGGTAGAGGAGACTTGGAGGCTTTAGAAGAGTTCATAGTAGAAAATCCTCCGGAAAAAGGAGATGCATATTTTGTAGCAAGCCTCAACAATGAGGAGTACATAGAGTGCTGGATTGATGAGAATGGGAAAGACTGGAATTATTATGAATTATGATAAATGCCAAGGAAGAATTATTAGAGACACTTCAAGAAATTGGAAAATCTATTGAAGATATTGAATTTGCAGGGGTATATTATGATTGTTCAAATTATGATATAGGGGAGTCTGGTGCTGGATGTGCCACAGAAGACACCAATTTTCTGTTAGACTTCTTAAACTTCTCCTATGATGAGGGCTTTGGAATGCAGTATATTTATGGATATATACTATTCAGTGATGGTTCATGGCTGGAGAGAAGAGAATATGATGGGGCAGAATGGTGGAAATTCATGACGCTTCCTACAAAGGAGAGCATTGAAGACTATATAAATAGTCGGAAATAAAGTAGAGATATCATTTGGGAAATATGAATGATATTTCTATTTGATTTCCAATAAATGGCTTTAAGTATATGGTATAAGGAGAATAGGGCCTTTTAAGGGTAACTAATATGTTAAGTAATATTACTTAAAGAGCATCCCGGCTGCACATTAGGACAGACGTTAGTTGATAGTGCAAACTGGCCCAATCTCCTTACTTAATTTCAAAAATTATGATAGTACAAGACTTAATTAACTTCCTAAGTAATTTCAACACTGAGGATGTAGTAATAGAAGGTAATAATGGTGTACTGCAAGATATAGATAGTATCTCCTATAAGATAAATGAGGATAATAGGATATGCACTATTGTTCTAGTACCTGAGAAAGACTAAATGAATGCCAGCATGGTGGAATGGTAGACACGGAGGACTTAAAATCCTCTAGTCATTGAGACTGTGTGGGTTCGAGTCCCACTGCTGGTACTATAAATGCAAAAGAAATAAGTTAAAAATGAAGGATAAACTAATTCATTATAAAGATATCCCATCGTGAGGCCAACTACGATGTAAAATATAGGCGGCTGACTTTGGCAGTTCAAACCAGTAATTGCTGGAGAGGTTTCTCTATTTGACTCCGGAAACAAATAGCAGTGGGTGCTATTAAGGCTGGATACCTTAATATTCTTTATCCCTACTAATTAGATTGCTTATTATCAAGTACTGGATAATATAGACTGGTGCAATTCCAGTGTAGGGAACAAGTATTATTCATAAAAAAAAAATTATGTGTACTATAGCTTATATGAGAAGTAGACCTACAGGTAGTAGGATAATAACAGGAATAGATAAAGAATTAATTGTATCTGATCAGATAATTATAGCTGGTGTAATTACTCCATGTAGAATAGAAGAAGGTGGATGCGAGGATATGATGTATACATAACTTACACTTTTATATTAAACCCATAATAGTCATGGGGGTGAAGCCTTGTTAGGCGTGGACAAGGTGAATCTTAATTACAATAAGTTTATATCTGTGTAAGATGAATCGTTTGGAGGTTAACAAGTTTTTAGTCGTAAATTCCCATTATTCCCTATTGGTAATGTAAAAAGAATAGAATAGGCTTTGTCAGAGATACAAAGAATAAAAAATCTCCAAGTTTATAGGAATAGTCATCCTATAAATGATTGCTAATATACCAGCAAGCCCTATAGAAAGCATAAAATAGGGAGGGTATAAGGACTTGAGCTAAGGCCAAAAACTTATATAACATGATTGATATTTTTCTCGAATTTAGGAGTGTTATATATGCAGGGGTACAGCAAGAAGCTTCTTGATTGAAACTGCTTTACTTACAGATTCTATGGTCTGTGTTCAAGAAGAATAATTAGAGAAATGCCGTATAATTTAGTATTGTTTTGGAATGCTGTAACCAAGGGCATGGTAACATAGTACAGCATTATTTTTTAAATAAATAGTTTTATAATTTAACATCATAGAAAGACTTTTCTTATTACCATATTTTAAGATTAGATGAACAACACAGTAAAAGTCTCCCTGACTATTCAATTAGAGGGGAGCACTCTTATACGTAAGAGTGAGCCTGAAGTAATCGGCTTTCAGATGAGAAAAAAAAGTAAAAGTGGGTATCAATATGTAAAGGGAGAGACCATACATTATCCTCTATGTACTAAACCTGCTATGAAACATATCAATCTCTCCATAGATGCATATAAATACATGACCTCTGGAGAGACTCCCTATTGGTCAAATTCCAAGAAGTGGGGAGGACTTACTTCTAAGCAGCGCTTAGAAGCTCATCTACAAAGAATATGTGAAAGCTACAATGGGAAAAGCTTTTCCTATACGATTTTTCAGGACTAAATACTAAACTAATCTAGAATCTGGGGTAAGAACTAATAAGTTCTTACCTTTTTTTTACTAATACTGTAATATGAATCTTAAATATTATTCAGAATCCAACAGCCAATCTTAGAGAAATTTAATTATATAGGATGTAATAAATGATTATAGATACTATATCAGAGACTATTATGACTAAAGAAGAATTACAGACTCTTCCTATACAACTCATAGAGCAACACCCCAGGATCATACTACAATGGGCTACAGGAACAGGTAAATCAAAGGCTGCTATTGATATAGTCAATTATTTAATAGAAAGGAATGGCCATTTGAAAGTTCTGTTAGTTGTAGCTGAAATAAATCATAAGTCAAACTGGGAAAGAGAGTTCAAGAAATGGAAGTTAAAAGAATGTGACATCACGATGGAGTGCTATGCTTCATTAAGAAAATATAAAAACAGCAATTGGGATCTAATTATCTTTGATGAAGGTCATCACTTAGGCTCTGATTTAAGAATGAATTTACTTACAGAGATTTTCTCAAGGTACATAATAGTCTTATCAGCTACTCTTCCAGACCAGGTTATATACTCTCTTAACCAGATATTTGGAGATTTTAAAATATCAAAGATTACTTTAGGAGAAGCTATAAAAGGAGGTCTCTTGCCAAAGCCCAGGATATATTTAATTCCACTCATCTTAGATAATACACATCAAGAGTACTCAGTTACAGAAGAGTGGGGAAACAAAGGAAAAAAGACTATACGAAAGTGCAGTTTTTATGAGAGATGGAAGTTTTTAAAGCATAAGGAACAATATCCTGATACCTCTTTAGTAATATCCTGCACAGCAAAGCAAAAATATGACTATCTGACAAATAAGTGTGAGTATTGGAAGAGCAGGTATCTTACTTCTAGAGTAGAATTTATGAAAACAAAGTGGCTACAATGTGGTTTGCAGAGAAAGAGATTTCTCGGAGACCTTAAAACTATAGTGGCCTCGAATCTTCTTAATAGAATCAAAGATAAAAGATTAATATGTTTCTGCTCTAGTATTGATCAGGCAAGGATATTAGGAGGGAGAAATGCTGTTCATTCAGAGGAAAATAAATCTTTACAAATAATTGAGAAATTTAATAGAAAAGAGATTAGCAGCTTATTTGCTGTGGGTTTATTACAGGAAGGGCAGAATTTAGTAGATATTCAAGTGGGAGTTATTATTCAGCTTGATGGAAAAGAGAGAGCTTTCATACAGAAATTTGGTAGAAGTTTAAGAGCTGAAGATCCTATACAGTTTATTCTATATTATGAAAATACAAGAGATGAGGAGTATCTTAAGAAGGCTCTCGATGGGATTGATGAAACTTATATAATAAAAGTAGAAAGATTAGAGGATTTAGAAATATGACAATAAGACTTAATAAGGAGTCTGCTGCTAAGCATGGTATAACCCTGGATGAAGCCTTATATATGATAATAATTCATAATAAAATTAATCTAGAGCTAACTAAAGAAAGCTTGATACAAAAAGGACTATTGACAGCAGACAGGAATGAGACATTTCAACAGATTGGATGGAGATTAACAAATAGAGGTACTGAAGTATTGGATTCCACTATTATTGACTCTGATAAACCAAAAGGAAGAGAAGATGATTTCTTGCTTGAGATTGCTGCTAAATTGAAGGAGATATTCCCTAAAGGTAAGAAAGATGGTACTAATTATTATTGGGCTGAGGGAACAGCTTTGATAGTAAGAAGATTGAAGCTGTTCTTTAAGAAATATGAGGAATATATAGAGAATGAATTTAAAGAGGAGTCCTCCAATCTTAGTAAAGAAGAATTTAATAAATTTATAGGTGATAAAATAGTCTATGCTGCTTCCAAATATGTAAATAGTTTCAATGGTAATTATAGATATATGAAACTTCTGAAATACTTCATACTGAAAGAAAAGGTAGGAGCTGCTGGAGAGGTAGAGGGAGAATCTGAATTAATGAATTACATTGAGAACTATGGTCAGGAAGAGGATCTGAGAAATGATTGGACATCTACATTATTATGAGGTTTGATGAAGTAATAAAGGATTTAAAGGATAGGAGAGAAAAGGTAGTTAGAGGAGAGTGGAATTGTCTTCCCTTGCCCTTTCCAAGATATAGGAATATCCTACCAGGTACTGAACAGGGGAAATACATCGTTCTCTCAGCCAATCAAAAAGTTGGGAAGAGTAAACTATGTGATTATTTATGGGTCTATGAGCTCATATTTTTCATGGTAGAACATCCTGGATTCAAGGCTAAGGTATTATATTTTACCTTAGAAATGTCTCCTAAAGAGAAATATAATGAATTTCTCTGTCATTTATTAGCAAGACTTGATGGAATCTACATGACAAATACTAATTTAAAGAGTACTGACAAGGATAAACCTGTAGATATTCACATATTTGAGCTTCTTGAAAGTGAAAGGTACAAGACCTATATTAGAAAGTTTGAAGAGGTTGTAGAGTATATAGATAGCATCAAAAATCCTACAGGTAAGCGGGATTTGGAAATGTGAAATAAATTTATCACCTTTGCTGAAAATCTGATATTATGAAGGATATAGGCAATTGTCTATATCAGTGATAAGTTTATAACATTTCCATTTCTATTGCCGTGTGATGAGGAAACCCATCATATAATTACACCTGAATATCATCAGAAGCTAAAGGAGGAAACTCCCATGCCAATTTGATGAGGCATAGGCTATACCTTGAGTATAGATTCAGCCCCAGAGACCAGATGCAGGTGCACCCTAACAGATAATGCTGAGGGTGAAGACATGGCCCAGACCACAAACAGAAATGGTAATGAAAATTACAGTGGTAGGATTAACAAATATTGCAGAGATTTTGCTGAATCGAATGGTCACTATAACTATACTACATATGAAAAGGTTAATGAAATAACAGGTGAATTAGAGGAGAAGCAGATGTTGGATCCTATTAATCCATTCACTTGGAATGATCCAAGTATGTATGTATTTGTACTTATAGATAATGCCTCAAATCTATCTACTGAGAAGGGTATGGATCTATGGGGAACCATCAATAAGATGTCCAAATATGCTATAACTCTCAAGTCTCAGCTAAATATGATAGTTGTGCTTATACAACATCAGGCTTTACGTTTGCATAATTCAAATAATTTTAGTACCTTTGTACTCTATAAATTATATATTTATGAGTACAGAAGGACAAATCAAGGAAATTTTAAAGGAACACCCCACAATGTCATACAATGATATTGCAAGAAAGATAGGGTATTCCAAAGGAACCGTACAGTACTATTTCAGGAAACTGAGCATAAAAAGGGATAGGATTGCCCAGCAGAAAATCAATAATACTGACAGGAACCATCCTATAGAAATCTCACAGAGAGCCAAGGAAATACTTACAGGGACATTGCTGGGAGATTCTTCAGTCACTAAATACAGGAGGGACTGTGAGCCGGTCAAGGTCCTCAACAGTTCTGTAACTTGCAGACATTCCTATAGACAGAAAGACTATGTGTTATATCTTAAGGAACTCTTTGAAAAGGAAGGGATGAAGGTACACTATACGGAAAGTCTTGCTGAGACCGAAAGTATCATAGAAGGAAGAGTCTGCATATGTCATGGGAGAGTGGATTTGAAGACTACCAGAAGCATAACATTCAACAGTTGGAGGGATGCCTGGTATCCTGAAGGAAAGAAGGTCGTGCCCAAAGGCATTGACAGGTATCTTACTCCTATAAGTATTGCCGTGTGGTTTATGGATGACGGTACCAGGAATAACTGTTCCTATTATTTACATACTGAAGGATTTTCCATGGAGGACGTGAAATATTTACAGGGATTGTTGCTAGAAAAGTACAATATATTGACATCAATCCATATGTTTCATGAAAAACCCGTCATTTATGTAAGGGCAGGAAGCAGAGAGATATTTACATCTCTTGTAAGCCCCTACATATGTAAATCTATGAGATACAAATTATTTGAATGAATCAGTTGGGTCTGGATAAATGGGAAGAATTGCTGGAAGCCTAAGTGGATACATAAGGTAATCAGCAGCCGAGCTTATGCTTTAAAAGGCATTTGAAGGTTCAGAGACTAACTCCTGAAACTTCTGCAAAGAAGAATATAATGGAGACACGAGAATCCCACACTCAATGGAGTGAAGATATAGTCCGATACTCCTTAGAAATGAGGAGAGTACAGAATAAAGAGTCTGTATGTAACGAAATGCAAGATAAAGAAGGTAATGAATCATTCAAGTTAGGAAGAATAAAACCATCATCTGATGGTCTCGCGGATTGTAAAGTGACATCGAGAGATGCAGATATGGTAATAGGCCTTTATAGCCCATTCAAATATGGATTGGCAACATATGAAGGCTATGATATCAAGAGATTCAAGAACTATATAAGATTTATGGAAGTAATAGAAGACAGGCATTATGGGGCAACAGGAAATATATGTCCCTTATTCTTTAATGGTGCTTCTTCCATTTTCTATGAGCTTCCTAAGCCTGATAATACCAGGGAATTATCAAAAGTTTATGACTATATAAATTCTTTGGAATCCAGGAGGACCAGTAAATCTTTCTTTAGTTTCATGTCAAAACCATCAGAATCAAAATATAAATTAAATAAATTAAGAAAGGAGATTAATCTTGGCAAACGTAATTTTAATATTAGGAAAATCAGGCACAGGTAAGTCCACCTCAATTAAAGGGCTTAACCCAAAAGAAACAGTAATCTTTAATGTGCTTAAGAAGAGGCTTCCTTTTAAGGGAAGCCAAAGCCTCTATAATGAAGACAATAAGAATCTCTTCAATATAGATGACTACACTACTATAGTTAGTTATATGGAAAGTATCAGTAAAAATGCTTCCTATGTTAAGAATATAGTAGTGGAAGACATAACCTATATAATGAGGAAAGAGTATTTTAAGACTGCTAAGATCAGTTCTTACAACAAATTTGTAGATATAGCTTCTCATTTTCAATCTATCATACAGGCTGCAGAGAACTTAAGGTCTGATATTAACGTATTTTTAATTATGCATTGTGAGGAGGTAGTATCAGACAATGTAATAATCTCTTATAAGCCCTCTACGATAGGTAAGATGATAGATAATTCTTACAACCCTATGGAAGTGGTACCAATGGTGCTTTTCTCTTCTGTTAAATATGACGATAATAAGAGGCCTATTTATGGATTCTATACCCATAGATGCATGGAAGGAAACATTGAAATACCGGCTAAATCTCCAGCAGACATGTTCAAAGAGGACTTCATCCCTAATGACTTGAACTTAGTCTTAGATGCTATGCGGGAATACTATGGATAGAAAGAGACTATTAAAGCTTCTATCCAAAGACTTAGATTTTGAAGACTCTTTAAATATAATTGAGGAGTATTGTATAGAATGGGGTAAGGAGAAAGAAGACATAGAAAGACTTAAAGATGCATTAAGGTGCTCACCAATGCTTATATATAAATATACATTGGAAGCATTAAATTATTTCGAGAAGAAATATTTCATTACAAGGGTATATAATGTATCTGATAGAGGAATAGAGTTATTGAAAATATTTTAATCTAAACTAAAAATTATGACAAAAGAATTAACAGTTCGCCAGATGGCATCTATCAAAAGAGTAGCACAGAATGTAAACCCATTGGTAACTAAGAAGAATAAGATTATATCTAAACTCGATGAACTCAGAGAGGAATATGACAGTGTCTGCAACGAAATTAATGGTCATGAGATGGGGGTTATCTCTTTGACTGGTGGATTCATTAGTGAATACTTGGTGGAAAAGAGGATTGAAGATACTGGAAAGATTGATAAGGAAGGAAAACCTATCAAAGTTACTAAATATGAACCTAGGACTGATGTAGTAAGATTCAATCAGGAAAAGAATGTTTATGAGATCCTCCTGCCAGAACCTGTAGAATTTGAGGAGATTGCTGAGAATTATAAACAGGATAATGATTAGTAATATATAAAACACATTTAAAATTACACTTTAGAATGAATAAAATGAATTTCGCATTTATGGCTTTTGCCAATGGTAAAGAGTCTACGGAGGGGGCATCTATTAAAAGATATATAGGTGTTGCGCCTGTTTATGTACTGGCTGTAAATCCTACTAAAGCAGAACTTGAGCAGATTTATGATACAACACTTGAGAATGATCCTGAATATATCAGTGAGATTGAAGTTGGTCAGGAAGGAAACAGACATAAAGTACCTCAAGTAAGAATAGACTTTATTGTGCAGACCGACTCTAATAGATGCAATGGAATTGACATGAAAACTAAGATTTCATTCTTTTTGAGTAGGGAGGCTAGATTCAATAGGGATAATACTAAGATTCAGGTAATAAATAAATATGGAGAAACTACTTGGATTCCCAAGGAGAATCTTGCCACCAAGACTATTCCGGAAACTCTTAGTTGGTTTGAGCCTGCTGATTTTAGGCCTGCCTATATAGGAGAAGAAGATCTCACTGGCTTTATCAAAGCATATCTGAACATTCCTAATAAATCATATAAGGATAAGAGTGGGAGAATAATAGATATTAAAGATAAAACTGAAGCAGAGGCTAGATTAGATAATATAGAAGCCTATTTTAAAGGAGATTTTTCTGAATTAAGAGAGGCCATAGCTTTACAACCTAAGAATAAGGTAAAAGTTCTCTTTGGAGTAAAAGCTACTGATGATAACAAGCAGTATCAGGCTGTATATACCCAGAAGTTCTTGAAGAATAATATCACCGATTATAGTGGGTTAGACGTGGATATGCAGACCAGAAAAGCTAATGGGGCATATCCCTCTACTGAATTTGAGGTATGTGACTTAAAGGAATATTCCGTAGAGTCAACTGACTTTACAAGTACTTCTACACAGGAAGATAAAGCTCCCTTTGAAGTGGACTCCTCTTCCCCTTGGTTCTTTGGTAATTAAATCAAAATAATGTAAGTGCATGGCTGTCAGTTCTGGTAAAAGTTCCATAAGTTTAGAAGACATCTTAAGTAGAGTATCTGAGGCAGATATTCTCTTTTATTATCTTGGTGTAACCAGAGTTCCCTGTGTCATAAACTCCCCATTGAGACAAGATAAAAGAGCTTCATTCGGATTATATTCAATGGATGGTAAAAGAATATTCTATACAGACTTATCCACTAAAGACAGAGGAGGTCTCTTTGATCTATTAGGGAAAATGTGGAGTTGTGGTTATATAGATGTCCTTAAGAAGATAGATGAAGACATACCTAAATTTACGATAGGAACTAATATAAAAGCCACCACTCCTTGCCATATCTCTACTTCCAGAGACTATAATAAAAGTATAGACCTTCAATGTAAAGTAAGAGAGTGGAAAAAGCATGACATTGACTATTGGGAATCTTATGGGATAAATCTTCAGTGGCTTAAATTTGCTGAAGTATATCCTATATCTCATAAGATTGTATTGAAAGACGGTCATAGATATGTATTCAGAGCTGATAAATATGCTTATGCTTATGTTGAACATAAGGAAGGAAAAGTTACATTGAAAATATACCAACCCTATAGCAAAGACAAGAAAAATAAGTGGAGTAATAAACATGACAGATCAGTAATAAGTCTGTGGACTAAAGTACCTGAAAATGGAGATATCATCTGTATATGTTCCTCTCTTAAAGATGCTCTTTGCTTATGGGCTAATACTGGCATACCAGCTATAGCAGTTCAAGGAGAGGGATACAATATGAGTAACACAGCCATTAATGAATTGAAGAGAAGATATAAAAAGATATGCATCTTATTTGATAATGATGATGCTGGAATTATTGATGGTGATAAATTGGCTAAGAGCACTGGATTTACTAATGTGGTGTTGCCCAAGTTCAGTGGTGGGAAAGATATTAGTGATCTAATGCTAGTCAAAGGTAAATCTGAGTTTCTTAAAGTAGTATTACCTCTCTTTAATTTTAAATAAATCTATAAAATAAAAATTCAAAACTTTAAATAATAATTAAAGTGGAAGCAAGAAGAATCACAGTAATTTCTACTAAAACCCAAAGAAAACAGATCATTATGTCAGCAGCTACTACTCTGAAGGAGCTTAAGAGAGATCTGGAAGCAGCTGATATAGATTATGGAGGAATGACTTTTTATGAGGGTCTCTCCAAAACTGAGTTAAAAGATAATAGGTCTCTCTTACCTCATGATATCTCCTACAAGGGGCAAGTGACAAATGAACTAGTATTCATGTTAACTAATCCTAATAAGAAGATAGCATCTGGTGTACTCTCTCCCAGGAGACAGAAACTGTACGAAGAGATCAAGAGATCTAATCTTGAATATAAATGTAAAGAAAAGTATAATAAGGTCTATACTCAATGTTCAGATAATGACCTCATTCACCTCATTGCAGAAAATTCTACTGAAAGCTGTGCATGTGAAGATACAAAGGTAGAAACTGCACCTGAAGCTGAATTTAAGGCCTTAAGAAGGACATTCATTCATCTGGTTGCTATACTCCGAGATAATGATTATATTACTCTGACAGAAGAGGACGAATTACATGATGTCCTGTACGGAAGATCCTCCTGTAAACCTGATGAATTAGAGAGCAGTCCCTATTCAAGATCAGAAATAGATAATATGTTCGATTTTTTACAGTAATAAGGATTAAATAGGGAGATGAAGCTCATCTCCCTATTTTTTATGTCAAAGAATTTAAGATATATTTTAACTATGACTTGTGACCAACAGAGGGTTCTTGAGATATTAAATGACTTCTATGGGGAAGAACATGTAGATATGCAGGAGGGTCTAATCGCAAATACTATACTTATATATTTCCCAAAGGCGCACATCTCAAACGAAAGAAATGAGTCCTTAATTATCTCTGAGCTTTATGTAAAATTTTCTATTTGCATGGACGGCACTCTTTCTGAGGGCCCAGTTTTAGGTAGAGCAGAGTATACAAAAGCAGAACTTGCAAGGAATTACATGCATTCTCATGTAAGGTATATCTCCACGAAAGAGGACGATATGTTTGTGAAGCCATGTCTAGGAAGAGGGCCTATTAGGGATACAATATGTACATTGACCAATTCCTCAGATTCTGATATCTGGATGTTATTCTGTGTTGAACTACAAAAGTTTGTTGAAACCGAATCTATTGAAGGAGTACCATATCACTATCTTAGAGAGGTAGCTAATATAAGGCCAAGGAAACTCTCATATACCCATCTGGGTATCAGTTATAAAACAGTACTGGAGATTGAGCCTTTCATCCCATATTTAGTAAGACATATTAGATTACCTATTGTATATAGGGATAATTGTTTTCAACTTGGTGTATCCTTTAGGGATTACGTTCTTATGCTAAGTAACATATTTATACAATGGAGCAATTCTCGAAATGCTTATAATAGAGATAATATTGATGCCAATATGCTACTATATAATGTAATGTACATGAATAAGGGATTATATATAGAAGGGGATGAAAATATTAGTATAGAAGATAATATTAAAGGGAAGCAATTGTGCATATTTAAAGGAAGGCCGGTCCTGGTCAAAATCGTAGGTAGTCATCCTACTAATGCAAATGTTAAATATGTAACTATTGTATCTCCTGACATAGCTTCTTATATTTTAAATAAAATACTTACTATGATAAATTATTATGGTTGACATTAAGAGAGAACACCTGCCTTTAGTAGGCAGATCAAATATTTATGATTTATTTATTCCACAGACAATAGAATATAAAATAAGATATTTATGTTCAAGAATAAATGACAGAGAGTGGTCTGGCTTATTATTTTATAAGCCATTCGGTAATTTTGAAGCCAATTCTCTATATATTGAATGTGTTGATATATATCCAATGGATGTTGGGAGCTCTGTCTCTACAGAGTTTATGATGTCTCCAGATGTGATTGCCTATATGGCTGATAATCAGGAATTATTGGATTGCCAAATTGGATTGATTCATTCCCACCACCAAATATCAACATTTTTCAGTAGTGTAGATATGGACACCCTAAGGACAGAAGGAGAAGAAAGAAATCATTTTTTATCTCTGATTGTAAATAATAAAGGAATATATAACGCTGCAATTACTAGAAGAATAACACAAGTTGATGTAGTAAGGCATATATCGTACAATACATTCAATGATGAATTTATTACTTCGGAGGTTAAATCTAAAGATGAAGATCAAATAATAGAGTGGTTCCCTCTAAATGTGATAAAAGATGATGAAGAATATTTGTCAGGAGATTGGTTACATAGGATTGATGAACTAGAGAATAGCAAGTTTAATGATTCCTCTCCTAAATATGAAGAGCCTTTACTTATTAGTAATAATTCAGGTAAACTTTTAACTAAATCTGCACCTGCATCCGATCAAATTCCCTATGAATCAGAACAAGAAGAAGAAATTATAGATGAGCTATTGCTACAGCTTATCACAGGATCCGTGATACTACCCAACATCAACAAAGTTGATGTCACAGAATGGGCTGATAATATGGTGTATATTTATGATAGGAGATTTGGAAAAGGGTCGGAAGGATTCCAGAATTTCCAGATGTGGGCAGCTCCCTATGTTGAATTTCTATGTAGTTACTCTCAGAGACAAGAATTAGAAGGAAGTGATATGGACATTGCCGATAAAATAGCTAGGGGTTTGACTTATAGATTGAATAAATTAAAGCCAAATAAGTATATAGAAGAGTATGTAAATATATTAAAAGATTTCATATATGAATGAGATATTGAATGAACAAGAGGAGGCATTATTAAATGCTACTATTGAAGAAATCTATCAGGAACATTTTTCCTCTCCAGCTATATCTAAAAATGAAGAGTCGGCACTCTTGGATACTTCTACCAGTAGATTTAGTTCTGCCCCGTGGTACCAAAGAGTTAAAGATCAGGATATCTTACTAGCCGGGCTTGGGGGAATAGGTAGTCATGTAGCTTTTCTATTATCCAGACTCCAACCTCATCGTATATTAATAATGGATCCCGACTATGTAGAGGAATCTAACCTGAGTGGACAACTGTATGGAGTACATAATACAGGCAATTCTAAGACTAGTTCTGTTGGTGAAGTCATGACAAGGTATAGTGATTTCCATGCTTATTCAACTATTCAAGAAGCCTTTACAGAAGAAACTTCCTATTCAAGTGATATAATGATTTGTGGATTTGATAATATGACGGCTAGGAGTGTCTTCTTTGAAAAATGGTTAGAGCATGTAGCAGAAAGGGGTATAGATAATAAAGAAAATTGTTTATTTATAGATGGTAGACTTGCAGCAGAGGAATTTCAAGTTTTTTGTATAAAAGGTAGTGATAACTATAGTATGCATAGATATTCTCATGATTATCTGTTTTCAGATGAAGAAGCTGAAGAGACCATATGTAGCTATAAACAAACTACCTTTACTGCTAGTATGATAGCTTCAGTTATTGTTAACTTATTTGTAAATTTTGTATCTAATCAAGTTGATCATGTATTGGATAGGGATTTGCCCTTTTATACTTATTATGATGCAAAACGTATGTATTTCACCACTGAGCCATGACAAATAAATTAATTAATTCTCTTACTAGTATCTTTGATGATTCAAGCTCACTTCTTCCTAATAATCTTGAGAATGCCACTAAAATATTTGTACACTCATTAGATCTAGGGAATAAAACCCTAATAGTACCTGTTGAGAGTATGTCTCAATTTATGAGTCAATTTGCAGGCACAGAAAGAGGAGAAGTACTAACTGCCATGTGTTATAGTGGCCATAATAAAACTGTTAAATCCCCTCAACAGCTAATTAATATGATGGGAAATGAGTGTCAGAGAAGCAACCAACTCATTAGAATTAATCTAGATGAGAAATATTACTATTGTTCAGGACACACTATATTTGATGAGGAGGCTCCTATAATAGCTCCTGTCTACGAATTTAACAGATTAGATAGAGGAATTATCCCTATTTTATATATTGATTACCTAGTATTCACTGCTAAATCAAAATTAAATACATTTATTAGGAATACTATGATTCCTTTCTATGCTACTGACCTCTTCTATTATGGTATACATAGCGGTAATTGTAAAGTACGAATTGAGGTAAGAAATTTAAGGACTATGTACAGAATTCCTAAGATACCTGGAGGAAATGATATTTGGGATCTTTCCACTTATGCACGAAACATACTTATAAATGCCTTTCCTATAGATGAAGATTGATGATTACTTTGGAAGATGGATGAGAGTAATTGATAGAAATCAGCTTATACCTATATTAAATAGATTAAATGCAGAATATAAGAGAGCTCCTATCTGTCCTAGTCAAGAAAATGTATTCAAAGCATTCAAATTGTGCCCTTATGATAAACTAAAGGTTGTAATGCTAGGTCAAGATCCATTTCCTCAAAAAGGTGTTGCTACAGGAATATTATTTGGTAATAATAAAGAAGTTATAGAAGAAAACTTATCTCCTTCTTTACAAATAATAAAAGAAGCTGTTATAAACTTTGAAATTCCGCATAATCATATTACCTTTGACAACTCTTTAGAAATTTGGGCTAAGCAGGGAATTCTAATGATCAACTCAGCCCTGACTGTGGAGATGAATAGAATAGGATCTCACGTAATGCTATGGAGACCTTTCATAGCTAATCTCTTGAAGAGATTGTCTGACAATGAGACTGGCATAATATATGTCCTATTTGGCAGACAAGCTCAATCATTTAAACCGTATATTAACAAGAACTTCAATACTATTCTTGAAGAAAACCATCCTGCATATTATGCTAGGATTGGAACTAAAATGCCCTCGACACTGTTTAATAAAATTGATGAATTATTAATTGGTAAATATGGAGAAACAATAGAATGGTATCAAGAAATTTAATAATTCTATAAAATATTTAATATGATAACACTGATAAATACAGAGACTAATAGAGAAGTTAAAATAGGAGATGTTGTAGTGGTAAAGGATCCGCTTGCTGAACTGGATGATAGGAAACACTATCTTGTTTCCTATATCACTATAACAGAAGAAAATATTCCTGAACTTATATCTAAAGAAGTACTGAAGAAGATTCATAAGCTTGATGTATCTGAGATCTATGAAAAAATAGATAGAAAATTTTCAGAATATATGCCTAGTGACCATCTGGGAATATTTCTAACTTTACATTGCATTTACCCTGGAAGTGCTGCTAGCATCTTCCTTAAAGAGATAGCTATAGAGCTGGACAAGAATTATGATGATCATATCAGTCAGAGTCCTAGAATATTTACTATATCTGCTTTTAATGGAGATATCTTTGAGGTGGATAAAAGCCACATTAGGAATTATAGGAATTTTGCAGCTTTTAGAACTATAGAAGATGCTCAGTATGCTAGAGATATCCTTGAATCATATTTCGGTAAAATATTCTAATGGATTCTGTTAATAAGAGGATATTAGGAGCAACTTCTACAAGTTATAATGGTATAAAATTCAAGAGTAGGCTAGAGTGTTCCTGTTATAAGAAACTTGAACACTCTGGCTTGGATTTCTCATATGAAGGTGAGAGAGTAGTCTTATTAGAAGGATTCAAACCTAGAAATATTACTATATATGCTCCTAATAGAAAAATTGTAGGTAGATATAGTAAAGAGCTTAATATAAAGGATAGAGCTATAATCAATATAACCTATACTCCTGATTTTATAGTAGTTAAAGGAGATTATAAAATCTATTTTGATGTGAAAGGGAAGGAGAATGACGTTTATCCTATTAAGAAGAAGATGTTTCTTAAATATCTTGAAGAAAAGAATGATGGATTGAAATATATATTCTTTGAGCCACACAGTGTAACACAAATGATGCAAGCTATAAATATAATAAATCAATTATGAGCAGACAATTATCTAGAATTACTGCCCTTATATCTTCTCTTCCTGAGAAAGATACATCTCTAGGATTCAACTTCCTAAGAGAGAGAGATTTTGATTCTCTAAAGGCATTAGTAGATTCAGCTCTTTACAAGGTCAAGAAGAGTAGGAATGATGAAAATCCAAGAGAAGAGTATTTAAAGGTCAATCTCACAGAACTACGTAAACTAAAGACCGAAGTAGATGTTTATGTGGCTCAGCTAGAACCTTTTGAGGATTATTATGATGAGAATTTTGTAGAGTTTGGAACAAATGAAGAGGAGTATTACTGATGAATAAAGTAACATCATTATATGATATATCATGGCAATGCTCTGAAGAAGAATACAGAGCTGATCCTGCTTATTCTTATTCTACTATAGCTAGATTTAATAGAGAGGGATTTGAAAACCTCAATAAGGTGTTCACTAGGATTGATTCTCCTTCTCTTACTTTTGGTAGCATGGTAGATACCCTTCTAACAGGAACTGAAGAAGAATTTGATAATAAGTTTGAGGTAGCTTTACTTCCTGATATAAGTGATAATCTTGCCCTAATAACCAAGATATTATTCGACCTTTGTCATGAGACCTATACAAATCTGGAATCTATTCCAGACAACATCATCTCTACTATTGCACAAGAAAATGGATATTATGCTAATCCTAAATATGCTCAATATAGAGTTAAGAAGATTAAGGAAGAATGCAATGATTATTATGATCTTCTTTTCTTATGTTCAAATAAAACTCTTGTAAGTGCTGAGGATTATCAAAGTGCTGGGAGATGTATGGAAAGATTAAAAACTTGTGAGGCTACTAAATGGTATTTTGAATCTGACAATCCTTTTGAATCTATTCAGAGATTCTACCAATTAAAGTTTAAGGGGAGTTATGAGGATATTTCACTCAGATGTATGGCGGATCAAATAATCGTAAATCATAGTGATAAAACTATTATTCCCTGTGATCTAAAGACTACATCTTCACCTGAATGGGTATTCTATAAATCATTCTATAAATGGGGATATAAACAAAATAAATATATGAATCTTGTATCCCGGCAGAGTAATCTGCAATAATAAAAAACCCTGTTAATTCATGGAAACCCCTAATAGATAATGCTAAGGGCAATCATGAGCCAAGCCTTAGAGATAAGGAAGGTGCAGAGACTATCTTAATAAGAGTACAATCAAGTGATTGGAAAAGCAGGGCCCCAGAAATGGGTGAAGATATAGTCCAAACTATATGGAAACATATAGAAGTTCATAAGAGAACTGGCTAAGAGTAACGCACTTAGTTGAATAAAATTGTGGATTCAAGCTCAGCTGTACTGGTATATCATAAGACAGAATCTTGATAAAGACCCCTTATATAAGGATTATAAGTTATTAGATTATAGATTTATAGTGATAAATAGATATACTTTACAACCCCTTATCTGGATATATCCAGATACTCAAGCTATTACTGACTGCACTTATGGAGAAAACCATCAATATAAGTGTAGAAACTGGAGAAATATAGTTAAGGAGCTTAATTATTATTTAACTAGTAATTCAATACTTCCTATGGGGATTAGTACTATTAATGATATAAAGGAATGGTTAAATAAAGAATAAATATGATAGTAATTAAAAGGGATGGAACTAAGGAGGAATTTGATATTGATAAGATTCAAAGAGCTGTATATTTGGCTTTTAAATCTGTTAATAAGCAAATGCCTTATTATCTAGTAGGAATGATAGATTCTTTATTCTCTCAAGTAGATGGGGATACTATCGGTGTGGAGGAAATACAGGATAAAGTAGAAACTATTCTTATGAATGATAGATTCTTTGATGTTGCTAAATCCTCTATCTTGTACAGGGATTCTCATAAGCAAGCTAGATTTATCAAAGATAGATTGGATTATATGGATGAATATAGTCAATCTACAGAAAATGCGGCTACTTCATCAGAGACAGATGCTAATGCCAATGTAACTATGAAGAATGTAGCCAATCTTGAAGGTGAAGTATTTAAAACTACTAATAGAATCATTCAGCGGCAGAGGATGAAGAGCAAATTGCATGAGTTGTTTCCTGAAGTAGCAGATAAGTATGAGGAGGATTTGAATTCTCATATTATCTATGCTCATGATGAAAGTCAGACTCCTGCTTTAAAACCTTACTGCATGGCCTGTACTCTCTACCCATTAATGATTAATGGTACTAGAGATATAGATGGAGTAACACCATCTGCTCCCAATGATATTCAGTCATTTAGTGGACAAGTGACTAATCTTATGTTCTTGCTTTCTTCTCAAGTAAGAGGAGCAGTAGCTATGGGTGATTATATAGTAGCTCTTAATTATTATGTAATCAAAGAGTTTGGCTCTGAATGGTATAGCTGTCTTGATTATAGTGCTACAACTCCTATATTTGAGAAGCAAAGAACTGTCAAAGATGTCATAAGAAAAGGGATGAAACAATTCATATATGGCATTAATCAGCCTGCCGGAAATAGAAGCTATAATTCTCCCTTTTCTAACTTGAATTTCTTTGATAAGTATTATTATAAGGCCCTCTTTGAAGACTTTTATTATCCTGATGGAACGAAACCTGAATGGAAAGCTATAGACACACTCCAAAGAATCTTTATGGAATTGTTAAGAGAGTTAAGATTAATAAAACCTCTTACATTTCCAGTGACTTCTGTATGTATGCTTCATGATGGTAATGACTGTTTGGATAAGGATTGTAAAGATTGGGTAGCTGAGGAATGGGCAAAAGGAAGTAGTTTCTTTCTTTATTTAAGTAATAATCCTAATAGCATCTCATCATGCTGTAGAGTTCAGAATGAAATTACTGAAAATACATTTAACTCAACTATAGGATTAACTGGAATTATGACAGGAAGTGTAAACGTCATTACACTTAACTTGAATAGAATAGTCCAAGACTGTTACAAGATTCATAAGGTCAGTCGAAATTATTCAGAGCTCAAGTCTTATCTTACAGATATATTAGAGAGAGTTTATAAGTATCAGATAGCCTATAAAACCTTGATATATGATATGGAGAGCAGAGGGATGTATTCTTCGTCTAATGCTGGATATATCTATATGAAGAAGCTCTATTGCACAATTGGTGTTATAGGATATTGTGAAGCAGCAGAATTCCTTGGATTAGAAATATCTAATAATGAGGAGTATAAAAGATTTCTTAAGGAGATATTCAGTACTATCCAGGAACAGAATAAGCTACACTCAATAAATGATAAAGAAAGGCCCTTTGTATTTAATCTAGAGGCTATCCCTGGAGAGAATCTGGCAGTTAAGTTCTATGAATGGGATAAAGAGTCAGGTTATAAAGTTCCTGAGGACCAGAACTTATATAGTAGTTATTTCTTTAAACAGTGGGATGATAAGATATCAGTTCTTGATAAGCTAAAACTACATGGAAAGGACGTAAGTACATATTGTGGAGGTGGACAAGCTTCCCATATACATTTAATGGAGCATCTAAGTAAAGAACAGTATTTACATTTAATAGATGTAGCTGTTAAGGAAGGGTGCAATTACTTTACATTCAACATTCCTATGAGTGAATGTAAAAGTTGTGGTCATACAGTTAATGCTCCTATCAAAGAATGCCCTGTGTGTCATAGTACAGATATAGACTGGTGGGTGCGCATCATAGGCTTCCTACGTCCTATTAGTTCATATAGTAGGGCTAGACAGATAGAGGTCACTAAAAGAATATATAGTCAATATGAATGAAGAAGTTAAGATTAACTTTGGCCCCATGTTTGGGAATCTTACTGTAGCTTTCATAGTTTTGAAGCTCTGCAAAGTTATAGATTGGTCATGGTGGTGGGTACTTAGCCCATTCTGGGGGAGTATCGTATTAGCTATAATACTTCTATTATGTACAGCATATAAGAACAAATGAAATATGTAGATGTAAGAATAGTTTTTCAGGAAGTTCCTGATGAGATAACTCTTGCTATAAATATATCAGGATGTACATGTCATTGTGAAGGATGCCACTCTCCCTATCTTGCAGAAGATATAGGAGAGCATCTTGACAATGAGGTACTCAACAGACTTATAGAGGAGAACAAAGGTATAACCTGTATCTGCTTTATGGGAGAAGGGGGAGACCCTGGAGAGTTAAATCCATTAATATCCCATATAAAAGATAATTATAATCTTAAAATAGGCTATTATACAGGGAGAGAAGAGCTACCGACAACTATAGATCTAAACCTTTTAGACTTTTATAAAGTCGGTCCCTATATAAAAGCATTAGGCCCATTAACTTCATATAGAACCAATCAAAGATTCTATAGAAAAGAAGGTAGCCAATGGATAAACAGAACTGATTTATTCTGGAAAGAATAGAAATACAAAGAGTAGTTTATGAGAATAGCAGTATGTGATTTGAGTGTAGGAGATCTGGATATATTAGATCTTGATAAGGAAGCCGAAGATTTATTCTATGAATACGATGATGCTATTGACTTTTTTACTGCCCTTGGATATAATCAAAACTATATTTCATGGATGGTAATAGATGGAAGAATTGTAGAAAGAAAAGTACGTAATTCCAATAGATCTCTGATAGTAACATAATAAATGTACAAAAGATTCCTAAGAAAAGAAATTAGGGAGAGCAGTTATCCAAGATGTCATTTTACAAAGAAAAAAGGTAAATGGAAGCCTAAAGTATCATACAACTCTAAACAGACAGCTCTGCTATTTATAGAAGAGAGGAAATTAGAGAATTATGAGGTTTACAAATGTCCTGTTTGTTGTAAGTGGCATATTGGATATCATAAAAGAGAAGAGTAGATGAAGACATTAATAGCTAAAGTAGAATATGTGGCAGGCCATTTAAGATCCGGTCACTATGAATTGAAGCTCACTGATGATGAGTATAGAGAATTTGAAAATATGTCAGATGAGGACCAAGAGTCTTATATCAAAAGAAGGGGCAGTTTGATTGTAGATGATTTCTATGTATATGATATAGGTCCTATTACTGATACACATATAATTTGAAATAATTAGCCCCAGCAATGGGCTTTTTATTGTGTTCATTATGAAGATAGAAACTAAATTTGATATATGAAGTTGAAAATCAAGATAAAACTATTTAATCATCAACGTCTCCCTGAATTGATTGATAAAGGTGATTTTGTTGATTTAAGATATGGAGGAGAAAATATAGTATGTCTTAATGAAGGAGATTATACACTCCTTGGATTAGGAGTTGCTATGAAACTCCCTAAGGGATTTGAGGCTATTATAGTATCCAGAAGTTCTACTTATAACAAGTTTGGAATTATAAATCCAAATGGATTTGGAGTAATAGATCATAGCTATTCTGGTAATAATGATGAATGGAAATATCCAGCACTGGCACTTAGAGATAGTGTAACCATTCATCCATGGGATAGAATATGTCAATTCAGAATTCAACTTAGTCAGAAAGCTACCGTCTGGCAAAAGTTGAAGTGGCTGCTCAGTTCTGGAATTAAATTTATAGGAGTCGATAATTTAGATAATATTAATAGAGGAGGATTCGGTAGCACAGGTAAAAATTAAATGAATAAGATATGGTATTGATAGCATTATGCGTAATTTTTTTGATAATAGCAGTAGCTGTTACTTCTGGTGTTATAGCAGGGGTAAGAAAGAAGAGTAGTGAAATATCTTTTAGAGAGGCTATGGATTTAGCAGAGCTTCCTGTAATTACTTTTTATAATGGCGATAAAAAGATAAATTTCCTCTTGGATACTGGAAGCAATATTTCATATCTAAATGAAAGTATTGTTTCATCCTTAGTAACAGAATCAACAGGGGAAGAATCTAATATAATTGGTATTGAGGGTAACAAGGTAAACTGCAAAATTTGCAAAATGATAATAAGGCGAAAGAATCAAGAGTTTGAAGAAGAATTCAGTATAGCTGATTTGGATAAAGCCTTTAGTATAGTAAAGAAAGAATCAGGAGTACAGATACATGGTATATTAGGAAGCAGATTCTTTGAAAAATATAAATATGTCCTTGATTTTAAGGACTATGTAGCATATGTGAGATGAAAGATTGTATTACATTATCCAGCAGAGAGGGCTCCTCTACTAATCTTATTAAGATGAAGAGGACTGATGGAGGTGAGTCCAGAACCTATCTAGTTAAATTCTCCTCACCTATTATAAATACAGGATATACTGAAGATATGAAGAAATTCATAGATCCTAGTGGAGGACCTATGATAACGGAAGGTTGCTATCTTGAGGAGGCAGATGCAACTGTTAGGTCTATAACTTATATTGATGGTTATGGTTGGATAGTAACCTTTTACTAAGTCAGTAAAAATGATTTATGTAGTCACAACAAGACAGGAACTATTTGAAAATAATGAGTATCAAATAATTAGTGTGGAACAGAGTTTAGCTCTACTGAACTCCTTGGATATAGTAGGTGTGGATACTGAGACTAGCGGATTAAGTTGCCACAAAGATAGACTTCTTTCTCTTCAACTTGGATGCTACGATTTTCAAGTGGTTATAGATTGCTCCACTATAGATGTAAGATGCTATAAAGATTATTTGGAATCTAATAGATTATTCTTGTTCCATAATGCTAAATTTGACTTACAATGGTTATTTAAGTATCATATAGTTCCACACAATGTCTATGACCTATTCCTAGCTGAAAAACTGATGTGGCTTGGCTATCCGGTTAAGTTGAGTCCTGATATATGGGACAAGATTCAACATCCTAGGTATGATTATGTTCCAGCTGATCCCAAGAAGAAAGGTTCCAAACCATCATATGTGATGTTTATGAACTTAAAAAAGTTAGGAGAAATGTACCTTGGTGTGGAACTGGATAAATCTATTAGAGGCCAAATTATTTATAAAGGTCTTGTAGGGGAAGTAATTAACTATGCAGCAACTGATGTTAAATATCTAGAGAAGATAAGAGAATGTCAACTCAAGCAACTCTCTAAACAAGGCCTCTTAAAAGCAATGGAGTATGAAAATAAAGCTATACTTCCGATTGCCTATATGTGTTACTGTGGGGTTAAGATGGATATAGAAAGATGGAAGAAAAAGATAGCGCGTGATAAAGGTACTCTTGATGATATAAAGGATGAAATGGATAGGTGGCTCATTAATAATGAGCCAGATTCTAAATATATTAAGATAAATAAACAGGGGGACCTGTTTGATGGATTTGATTCAAGCCCTAAAGTATTTATTAATTGGAATAGTCAGAAACAAGTTCTTCCAATATTTAAGAAATATGGTGTAGATACCTCAAAAATTGACAAGGATACTAAGGAAGATAAAGATAGCCTCAATGCTAAGGTTTTAGGTCCACAGAAGAGTAAGTGTAGTCTTATACCTCTTTATCTTAGATATAAGGAGATGATGAAATTGTGCAGTACATATGGAGAAAATGTATTAGAACAAATAGATAAAAAAACTGGTAGACTATACACCAATTTTAATTCTTTAGGCACAGACACAGCTAGGATAAGCTCTGGAGGTAAGGATAAAGCTGTTGGAATAGAATATGTTAATATGCTCAATATGCCAGCTGATGCTGAAACCAGAGCTTGCTTTATAGCTGAGACAGGGAACAGATGGATAAGTATTGATTATTCAGGTCAAGAAACTTATATCCTAGCAGATATATCAAATGATAAGGCTATTATTGAAGATCTCACTAATGGTAGTGGAGACATTCATAGCTTAACTGCCTACATGTCATATCCTGAGATACCAAGAGATACTCCAATTAAAGAGATAAAGAAGAAATATCATAAGCTTAGGAATGAAGCAAAAAGAATTGAGTTTGCCATAAACTATGGAGGTGATGCCAATACTATCTCAAGTAATAGTGGGATACCTCTAGAAGAAGCTAAAAAGATATATAACTCCTATATGAATGGCTTTAAGGGTATTAAAAAGTATCAAGACTTTTGTAGAAAAGATGTTATGGAGAAGGGCTTCATATCTCTTAACCCAAAGGTGGGATATAAAGCATATATATATGATTTCAGCTATCTTTGTAAGATAAGAGATAAGTTTTCTGAACCTGGATTCTGGGACTACTATCGAGAAATGAAAATAGAGGCACCTGATTGTGATACAGTGCATAGGGTAAAAGAGTATTTTAGGAGGAAAGCTGATTCTGAGAAGCAATCTATTAACTATAGAATACAGCATACTGGAGCTCTGTGTTATAAGGTTAGTATGATTAATTTCTTTGAGTACTTAAGACAGAATGACTTATTATTTAAGGTCTTAATTACAGTTACCCCCTATGATGAAATCAACTGTGAGGCTCCAGAAGCTATAGCTGAGAATGTCGCTACCATACTATATGATATTATGGTGAAATCCGGAGCTTATTTTGTAAAAAGAGTAAAACTTGATGCAGATATATCCAGACATAAAGTATGTACAAAGGATCTTTATCTAGAAGGTAAAAAGATTTTCGGCGCTAGCGATATTATAGCTACAATGGGGGAAGATACTCTGGTAAATCTTAACACAGAGATGTCCTACTTGGTTTCAGATTTACCTGTTGATTTCAGAGACTATTTAGATGACAATGGTCCCTTACCTACTTATTGGGTACATTAGTTATGAATTAAAATATGGCTTTTTATGGAAAGAACAAATGATAGATTAGAGAATATCATAGATCAAATAGAGGATGTTTCAAATTCGCTCTCACTTGAAGAAGCAGAGATCCTGTATAATATTATACAGGAGCTGAATGATATGAGACATATTTTCGGAAGTGAGTCAGGAGAATTTAGAGATATTACTAATAGTATGATTCAGACTTATCAAGCAAAGAATCAAGACTATGGTAACAGCTTTGAGAAAACTCTCGATAGATTTGGTCTTGTAGCAAGCATAATTCGGCTAAGTGATAAGATGAATAGAATTGAGTCTCTTAGTCAGAAAAAAGCTAAGGTTGAAAGTGAGTCTATTGAAGACACTCTTCTTGACCTGGCTAATTATGCTATAATGACAGTTATATGGTTGCGTAAAAATAGAATAAATGAAGAATAAAGAAGTAGTAGAAGCTTTCTTATCAGGAGATGTTGCTACTGGCAGCAACCTTCGTTCTACTGGTTATAAATTATTTAGCTATAGAACATGTATAGCCGAGTGGTATGATGGATACTTACTCATAAATATTACCAGGTATTCTAATACCACTAGTAAGCACCAGAGTTATCTAAAACACATAAATAATACTAGGAAGGTAGATAATATACCTTATAACTCTTCAGAATTACATTCATTTCTAAACCAACACTATAACATGAATACAGCCGATTTAGCAGTTATTGAACATGAGGGGGGACTATGTAGAAATCTAAAAGATACCCAAATACTTGGTTATGCAGTTATCTTCAATGGTAAAGTATTAGCAGATGACAGAGGAAACTCTGTCTGGAAGAGTAAATGGGAAGCTCAGAATGTATTTGAGCAGATATTTACCCCAAAGGTACATGCTTATATCAGGACTAAACTTGAACAATTGGGAGTTAGGAACTATGAGTGGCATCCTATTTATGTAAAATGTTGGGAAAGATTTGATAAGTATTGTACTGAAAATGAAGTAGTAAAGATAATAGAAGTGAAGAGGGAGTAATACAGCTCCTCTCTACTTCTATTTAAATTAAATAAGATATGAACAATTATAACTATCCGGCAGGAGCTGATACCAGAGATGCACCCTGGAATGAAGAGGATAACCCTACTAAGGATATTATTGTTACAGTGAGTATTACATTAAGTAAAACATTGCCAATTAAGGTATCAGACTATAAAATAGTAGACTCAGGAATAGATGAAGATGGTAATTCCTTTCAGGATATAGATTATTCTGACTGTGATTTAAAGGGAGCAGTAGAAGAACAAGTTATATTACCTCAAAAAGCTTATCTATTTGTAAATTGCAGGCATCCAAATGGAAAGAAAGCCTACTTTAATCTACACGGATGGAATATAGATGACTTTGAAGTTATTAAAGATTAAATTAAGATATTATGAGACTTATAAAACCTTCGTATGATATATGGGATACCTCTTATAGTCTTGAGAGAATATTAGAGCACATAGAAAGAGTTGGTAGGGTATGTTACAAATCGGAAGATAGAATTAAGTATGATGAATGCGGTAACTCTCTCACAGCAAAGCCATTTGTAGATAAATTAATAGAAAGTGATCACTTATCTGTTCTAGAGCATGGTACTATATATCTAATGATTCCTGCTGACAGGGCATATGATGCCTCTGGAAATATTTGGGTAATAGATAATTATGGAAATTCTTGTTACTCTGCAATGAATTATAATAAACAGAATTATTATATTACTACCAACTACAGAGTACTGGTAGAGAATGATTGGCTTGATGACCTTAGATATTTATGTGCACCTACAGAATATCATGAAAAAAGAGTTACAGTAAAATTTATTTGTGATAGAGGAGTATCTCATGAGTTTGTAAGGCATAGAGTATTCTCATTTGCGCAAGAATCTACCCGTCAGATGGCGGCTTAATAGAGTAATCTATTATGAAAATCCAGTGAATTGCTGGAAGGCTAAAATTTAATATTTCTATAAAACACTTGTATATATTGAAATTTTTCCTTATCTTTGCATAGAAGAAGCTTCTCTTGACAGAATAGACTCTTCTAAAGGATATATTGAAGGTAATGTTCAATGGGTAACTTACCAAGCTAATTTAAGTAAACATGTTATGACGATGGAACAATTATATGAATTTTGTAGAAAAGTATTAAATCATGCTAATCAGCAGCCAAATCAACCTTTAAAAAAGTTGGAAGGTTCAGAGACTAACTAATGAAACTATGAAAGTATTAATTTTTATCGATGAAATTTGGGATTGTGATTATACAAATCTTTCAGTTCATACTCCAGTTATATATGATACTGAAACTGGTAATTATGAAATCATAGAATATAATTTAGACACGAGTGCTGGGCACCCTAATAAACAGGATGATGATATAGTCCGACACTCTGGGGAAACTCAGAGAATTAAGGATAAAGAGCCTTAATATAACAGATGTATTGTAACTACTCAAAGGATAAATTTGGCAATGAATTAACTTTTATTATGCCTTGTTGGTGTGATATGTCTATAGGTAATTATACTCTTTTTGCTGAACGAAATGAAAAAGATTTAGAATTTGTTCAGGTAATGAAAAATTTTGAAAAAGATGAAAAATATCCAATCTCTTCTACTTCTAATGGTAGAGTTTTATGCGCTCTATATTGGAGTGAAAAGTATTATTTGGATTTGTTAGAAAAAGGTTGGACACCTCAACAAGCTAGAGCAGTATTATCTAATTCTTTAAAAACTGAATTAGTTATGACTGGCTTTATTTCAGATTGGAAGCATTTCTTTGAACTAAGAGATTCAAATAAAGCCCACCCTCAAGCAAGAGAACTTGCTTCTCCTCTGCATAAAGAATTTATTAAAAGAGGATTGATAGAATAGGAGAGATATTAAGGAGACTATAACTAGTCTCCTTATTTTCTTTATCTATAACCAATAATCAAATTATTAGCCTGTAACTTTTATATTTAAAACCTTGGTTTATTAAAGATAAATACTTAACTTTGCCTAATATCAAAACTAATTTATTTATGAGTTGTCTAATAGAAACACTAGAAATTAGAAAGTTAGCAGAATCTATACCTGGAGAGACTGTACAGTCAGTCCTAGGATTAGTAGCATTATGGCAAAAGAGAAATAACAAATCAATAGATGAGTATCCTTCAGTTGAAGAGTTAACTGATTTTAAGTCTGAGATTAGATCTTCAGTGATGAATTGGGCAAGAACTGCTCCTAATAATTATGAAATATCTACCAAAGGAGATAAAAGGTTCTCTGCTCTTAACGCAAAGTTCAGACAAGGAACTATCATAGATGGAGTAGATGTTAGTGGTAGAACTATTGAAGATGTATATCAGTCTGTCATTAAGAAGAGTAGAAAAGGTCAGGCACCATCTAAAGATTCAAAGCTCTATAGAGCACCAGTGAGTAGCTACTCAGGAAATATTACTCCAGATGCTAATACTATATTTGTATTTGGCAGTAATCCTGAAGGTAGACATAGTGCTGGAGCAGCTAAGGTAGCAAGAGAGAAGTTTGGAGCTATCTATGGTCAAGGAGAGGGCCTTCAAGGAAATGCCTATGCCTTACCTACTAAGGACCTTAGAGTAAGAGAGAATAATAGTCTTAGGAGCATTCCTGAAGGGCAAATCATAGAAAGTATAAAGAAACTTTATGATGCTGCAAGACAAAATTCCAATAAACAATTTAAGATAGCTTATAGAAACACTACCACTGCATCTCTTAATGGTTATACAGGCTTGGAGATGATAGATATGTTCTTAAAAGCTGGCTCTATTCCATCTAATATTGTATTCAGCAAGGAATGGGTAGATACCGGAAAATTTAATTTGTCTAAAGAGGCTCTTGAAGATTTCTCTTATTATGTAGGCTATTTTCCATTATGGAAAGAATGGGCAAGGCAGAATCCAGAACTTATTGAAGAACTCAGGCAGAAATCTGCTGGAAAGATTCTTACTGACCAGTTTGCCAATACAAGGGTAAGTCAAGCAAGAGCTCTAGCAGAGATTCTTAATTCTTCACTATTTAATCATGGGGACTTATCAGTAGATAGATCCTACCCTTTTGAGACTACAGAGATATCTATCAGCGAGGAACAATCCAGAGTAGATTTGGATTTTACTCCTACAAAAAGAAGAGATAGAGTATCTCTTATAGCAAGACTATTCAGTAATGAAATAAATAAGGCTCTACAAGAGACAAATAGTATTCTTAATAAGAGAATAGAAAGAGCTTCTTCAGAAGAAGAGAGAAATGAACTGAGGAGAGAAATTAATGGATTGAATAGATTTGATGTGATTGAGAAAATTACCCCTGCTGGACTGTTTGGTAGAGTATTTGATATATTTCAATCTTATGTTAGTGATTCTGAGGATAATAGAGTGCAGGCTGAACTTGATAAAATAAATAGTAGTAAAGGAGCAGATAGATTTTCCGATGAGGATAAATTAAAAGCAGCACAGAGGAGGGCTGAATATAAGACTCAAGAATATAAGAAAGTTCTACATAATTTTAATGCTCTTGCAGAAGAGACTAGTAGCATTCTCAGAGTTACTGAGGGCTTATTATTAAATCTGAATTATACAGCAGCTTCAGATGTTAATCTGAATGAAGAAAATCCAGAGGGTATAAGTGTTATTGACCAGCAGGATGATATTTTCAATAAAGAAGAAACATTTAAAGAAGGTTGGATGACTGACTACAGGCGAGTTAGCAATAGTGAGTCATTGACTCAAGCTGTCAGGAAGGCTATCAATAACATACCTAAGCTAGATTATAATGGGAAAAGAGAGCAGGATGACTTAGGATTTCCAAGATATCTAGATCCCAGCTATGTAGTGTATACCCTTCTTGATAAGCTGAGCTCTATGGTGACTTCTAAGGATATGATTCCTTTACTTCAAGAACTCTCTCAGCGTAGGCCCTGGGTTAAGCAGGTGATAAAGCTACTCCAGAAGGATGAGACTTTATTTTCACAATTCTATCAGAATTTTAGGAAAAACTTTACATCATATTGGATTCAAAAAGAGAAGGCAAGTGGTAATGATACTATTCGGCAGACAATCAATATTAATAAATCAGAGGGATATAACTATCTCATAAACAGCTGGAGAGATAATTATGATAGTGGTACTGAGCTTGATTCAGACAGTATCTATGGGAGTGATAGAGAGCTAAATCAAGAAAATGCAAAGAAGGGTTTAGAATGGACACGAGCTCTTAATAACAGATTTAGTAACTTGGATACTAGTTCTCGAATAGACTTGATGGAGAATGACAGAATATGGAATAGTATTATGAAATTATTGAGAATGATTGGTATAGATACTAATCCAGCTCTTGTTAAGGAGGCTCTTACTAATATAAAGTCTTCAGAGAATGTCAAATATACAGATCCTATTATGTTACTTTTCCCACAATTAGATATAATTTTTAGTGGGGTAGCAAGTGGGGAAGTAAAAACAGGAGATCTTATTAATAATTTTGATTCTGCATATACTTCTATTGCAAGTTTAATAAAGGATGTAGGAGAAGATGCATTTGAGAGGTCTTTTAGAGATGGAGATAAATCATACTTTTCCTATACTAATCCTAATTATATAGGAGATCTAATCAAGCAACTAAATGATACGGATGAAAGGAGATTTAAGGAATTTATAGATAAAGAATACAAACCTTATTGGTGGTTCTTTAAGAATGAGGAGTGGAGAAATGATTGGCTGAATCAGATCATAAATTCAAGAGATATTAGAAAAGGACTCAAACATAAAGTAGTGATAAGTTCAGAGTTTCTTACTCCACAAGGTAGGACTAAATTAGAGTATTCTAGTTGGGATGAACTAGAATACACATTGATTCTTCTTACTGAGTATTTCTCCGAGCCTGAAGATAGCAGATCAAATATTAAGTGGGCATGGTATCATCTACCTATCTTATCAGATGCAGCTTCTGCCGAGTTTATAAGATTCAGAAAGTATGAAAGTGGGATTGAATATGATGAAGATGGAAATGAGCTGACTTATGATGATATTATACTTGATAAACTTGTTGAATTAGTTAATCAAGAATATGACAGAATCATGCTTGTGAGGCAGCTGGATGAAGAGTATCAGAATGGGAATCACAATGTACCTTTCATAGCTAATTACAATATAGCACGTAACAGAGATGGGAGTATAAAATCTATTGGCGGAGCAGAATTTAAGTTTCTTCCTGCTCTTAACTCATTTAGATATGAAGATGGGAAGCTATTTGTAGATAAATTAGGAGAACTAAGTAGGACTGGCAGTGGAGCAAATGTTCGATCTTTTATCAAAGATGCCCTTCGTGAGATAATGGAGAGAGGATTTGAAGAGGAATATAACCGATGGAACAGTATAGGTGTATTAGATGGGATGAGTAGAGTTGATAGTAAGTATAGTTCTGAGAGTAGGATCAGAGAAGCTTTAAGAAACTATTATTGGAATAGCAAATTAGCTACATCTCAAATTATACAGCTTGCCACTACTGACTTGGCCTTCTATAAGGATATGAAAGAGTTTCAGAAGAGGTTTAAAGAAGTACATGCTCCCTCATTAAGATTGAATACTTCCTCTACATATAAAGGAGAAAGAACTGGAAGGGATTTTGAAAGAACTATATATTTGAAGGATGATGAAGTTGTTTCCTCTGTTATACAAGACATCGTAGAAGTAATAATGGAGAAACATAACAAGGGAGAGCTCTCTGACTATGATACTGCCTCCATCTTATCTAAATATGGATATACTAACTATTCTACTAAGAATAATAGGGGAGAGAATATTCAATATGTTAAGATAGGTAATAGTGTAGTAGAAACATCTGTAGTGAATGTAGCAGACGCTCAAGCCTATAGAAGTTTAAGCTCTTATAGGGCTATTCTGGATATGCAGGGACAATGGAATGATGATATGGAAAGAGCTTATAATAATCTTCAAAGTGGCACTTGGAATGCTGAAGATTTCAATATTATCTGGCAAACTAAGAAACCTTTTGTATATTCTCAGATTGGAAAGGAAACTGGGATAAATGGTTATGAGAATATTAAAGTTCCTGTCCAACATAAAAACTCTGAGTTTCTACTGCTTGCTGTTAATAAACCTATTGGAGGAGTACTAGGGAAATCAGATAAATTAAGAGCCATCAATGAGTTTATGGAAGAGAATAATATTGATGTAGTTCAGTTTGAGTCTGCTGTAAAGGTAGGTAAACAAGGAGTTATTGATTTGAACTCAGTACACTCTTTTAATGAGACTAAAGAATATCTAAAAAATGCTACTATAAAAAATGGAATAGAGAATCCTAATGTTGTTCATAAAATTAGCTACGAACATTATGGAATACAGACCTTAACACCAGAACATTCTACGGATGCTACTCAAAGTGTAGGGACACAGATTAGGAAATTGATAGCTGCCGATATGCCAGATGACCCTAATTTTAGGGTGATCGTTGATGGTAAGAAACTTGCTAAAGGGGAGTGGTGGAGCTTGTACAATGAAGTGATCACTGAAAATATTCTAGATTCTTATCTTAAAGAGGCTGAACGCTTTAAACTTCCAAGTAGTGTAGAAAAGATCTTACATGATAATATCAGAGGAGATCAGAGATATGGGATAGATACTTTGAAGTCTTGTACTATTAATAAACAAGGGGAATTCAATATCCCATTGTTTGAACCCTTGGAGACACAGATGATACAAAATCTGCTTACTAGTACTTTAAAGCAAAGTATCACGAAGCAGAAAACTAAGGGAGGATCTCTGATACAAGCCTCAGATTATGGTATAACTGATAAACCTAAAATAGTTTTCGAGGGAACAGGAAAGAATAAAAGAATTAAGTATATAGAATGTTATATGCCTGCTTATTCGGAGTCTTTCTTCTCAATACTAGGAAAGAAGGGAACTCATGAATTGGATATAAATAAATTAGATACAGAGCTTAGAATTGCAATAGGGTATAGGGTACCAACAGAGAATGCATATTCAATGATTCCCCTATATATCAAGGGATTCTTACCTCAGCAAAATGGCTCTGCTATTATACTTCCAGACGAAATTACTACTATTGCAGGATCTGACTTCGATATTGATAAGGTATTCATAATGTTACCTGAATTTGACATAATTGAATATGACTATGCCAGAGCTAAAAAGGATTTTAAGGCAGAACAAAAAGTGCTGGAAACTCTGGCACCCTTATTTAAAGAGGGAAATATTCTCGAAGATTTGGCTAATAGCCCTATTGAATTTAAGGAATGGTTTAATGACAATAGAGAGAACTATAGGCTTCCTGTTCCACGGATTGAAAAAGTTAGATATGATTTTAATAAAGCTCCTAAGGATAATAGTTTAAGAGCAAGAAATAATCTTCTTATTGATATGATGTGGGGAGTTCTTACTCATCCTGACACTGCCTCTAGAATCCTTAATCCTGGTAGCTTTGATTATCAGAAGAGAGCTGCAAGGATAGTAAGAATTCTAGAGATGAGCTCTGAAAAGGATCTAAGATCTGAACTTGGTCTCAAAGAAGGATCTATCATAGACTATCTAATGTCATTGGATTTGAGTGTTCTAAATAAGATGGCTTCAATATTTAGTAATAGGTTAGATCCATTAGCACCTAGTACACAGACCTATTTTCATAGGCAAAATATGACTGGTGCAAATCTAATTGGTATCTATGCCAATCATAATGCTAACCATGCCTTGATGCAATACACAAGATTAGAACTGAATGAAAATGGTAGTTTCAAGCTCAATGGCAAGACTCTTACTTCATTACATTCTATTATGAATGATGATAAAGAGTATATCTCAAAGAATAATGCAGGATATCTTAATGCATCAGTAGATAATGCCAAAGATCCTGTTTTAGCTGATATTAATCAGAATATGTTTACTGCTGATGCTACTATGTTATTATCCAGATTAGGGTATAATCCTATTGAGGTTGGGTTACTTATAACACAACCTATTGTTAAAGATATGACACAGACATTTTTCAAGACAAGAGGTAGCTCCAAGGAGCTAATAATGTCCCAAGTGCTTGATGAGTATCAGAATAAGGCAGCACTCTTAGGAGACATATCCTACGATTATTTTAAGGGGAATGATTTTTCCATTGAAGATCTAGCTAATGATATCATGATGTTTAAAGAATTGGATAATATGTCCTCCAGATCTAAGATTAATTTCTATAAGAGGCAGACTGCTGTTGGCTATTTATTCAAGAGGATTATGAGAGATGCTGATTATTTAAGCAATCTAGTTCAATCTACTAAGTTTGACACAGATAGAGGAGGAGCAGGTCCTACTATTGCCCATACTGAGATTCTTATGCAAAGAGCATCTAATTTCATAGAATCAATAGATGCAGATGAGAGATTCCCATTAAATGGTGCTAAAATAATTGTAGATAATATTCCTCTTGATTCCAGTGTTGAGGTATTAAGAGATAATATATTGAAATCTCCTCTTCCTTTCCTCCAAGCATTCTATACTCTTGGAGTTAAGCAGTTAGAGAATCTTCTGGGAAAATATTTTCCACAGTTTACACCATCATTTAGGGAAGTTATAGACACTTTGAGGAGTTATACCAGAACAGGAGTATTGGATGCTAAAACTATGAATAATATTTATAATGACTTGATAGCTTATATTATGTCTAAGACTCCTTTCTTTGGAGACGAGGCTACAGTGTCCTCTAGGGAAAAAAGGAGATGGTTTGTAACCCAATTTCCACAGCACTTTAAAGAAGTAATCTCCAAAAATGAAGATATTGCTAACCTTGATTTCATTAAAGGATTGAGAGTTATTAGATCTGATTCCAGCCCTGTAGATGTTTTAGTTTTTAGGAATGCTGGAAGGCTGAATCCCTCTCTAAAGGAGAAATATACTAGAGATTGGGAATCTTTGCTATATATGGATAACCCAGAGGCCCAGAAGTTGGCTCTAGACTTGATAAGATATGAGTATTATAGGAATGGGTTTGCATTTGGACCATCAACTTTTACTCACCTAGCTCCAATGTCTGTAAAATTAGCAATCCCTGATTACATAGATACCTTGAGGAGTCTATTGATAAATGAAGATGACTATTCAGATTTTGTAGATCAGTATGTTTATAATCATTTGGATAATAGAGCTTTAGTTCCGATGATACCTACTGGTACTACAGTTAAGTTTACAACAGATAAGGGAAGATTGAAATCTACTGTTGAATTTACGATTGGTCCTGATTCCAATCCTTCTGATAGAAAGGTAGTAAAGAACTTTGTAAGAATAGGTAGTCTTACAGCATATGATTTCCGTAACTTCATAGCCAAAATGCATGATGGGAAAATTGTCTATTATAGACTGGAAGAGTCCTCTAATGATACTGCTGTCTACAAGAGAATATTTCCTCTTGGAGTTAAGAACAATTTCATTGAATATGAGTATGGTAAAGATGTAGAAGAGATTGAATCTATATTTTCTAAAGATACTGAAAAATACAGTGACATTACTTCGGAAGATGACTCTACCTCTTTAGAGGATCCTTCAGAAGGTGACTCGATGGAATCAAGTAATCTAAGAGCTGAAGATCAGGACTTAATCAATAAAGCCTTTAATGAGGTATATGGAACTCCTCTTGAAGGCTATACTATGGAAGATGATATTTTATCTATACAACCTAATACAGAATATAGGGATGCAAATGGAGATGTTATTTGTGGAGCAATGAATATAAAATAGGAAATATATGGCTAGAACTTGTGCATTAATTCCTCAAGTTACTAATAGTAAAGGCCAGAAAGTAGACAGCAAGCTCTTTAAGGGCTTGCTGGACTACACTGGCAATAATAGAGAGGAAGCAGTCAGACTTTATCTAATTACTAAAAATGCTGACTTTATTAGAAACTGGAATCCTAAGTTTACTCTGGATGATAATAATGAGCCTAAAATTCGAGATCTACTTAAAGAATTACCTAAATATGGCGAAAAAATTTCAGAGGCCAAAGTTATTGAGATGCTTAATAGAGAAGTAGGATACTATAAAAGAGGGTTAAACAGACCGGCACTTTGGATAAACAATGATGAGAACTATCGAAAGTTACTTCAGAAAGCTATATCTTTTAATCAAAATTCCGATTTTAGAGATAACTATGTAGCCAGAATTACTAAAATTCAGGACAATGAATCTTCCAGAGAATTCATAGGTATAGAAGTCAGGAAGAGAAATAAGATGTTGTCTCTGGAAGCTGATAAAATGGAATATAATACAAACCTTAACAATAGGCTAAGAGAGATTCTGGAAGCACATGGAGTTAAAATAGGAGCATTAACAGACTTAGAGGAAAGATTGGGAGTAAATGGAGTAGCAGACTTTGATACAGCAAAAGTATCAGCTGATGGAATGATAGAACTAATAAGATTAGCTAATGGAGACAGAGGAGAGAGTGCTCTCCCAGAAGAATTTGCTCACTTTGCTCTAGAAGCTTTAGGTGATCATCCACTAGTCAGCAGACTTATTAATAATCTGCATTCTAATAATCTGGTAGAAGAGATATTAGGAGATGAGTTCAATACTTATAATACTTTATATAATGGAGATACTGCTAAATTAGCTAAGGAGGCAGCTGGTAAATTACTTGCTAAGCACCTATTGAATACAGAGCCTATAGAACAGAAGCCCTATAAAAACTTATTAGAAAGAGTAATAGCAGCTATTAAGTCTCTCTTTAAGACTATAGGGGCTACTCAGGTGCAAAGAGCTATCTATCAAGCAGATACTCATTTTAAGGAATTAGCAAGGGATATTCTTAGCGGGAGGCTTGATGAGGACATTAGTATTGATAATATAGCATCTGGAGATAAGCTCTATCAAATAAGTGAGAGAGTACAGAGAGATAAGAAACTTCTTACAAATATAATTGAAGTGGAATCGAAGAGATTGGAAATTTATGGAAAAAGAAACCCAAAGAGTCAATTTGATGCAAGGCAGAGAGAGCTTATAGACAATCTTCAGTTAATGCTTGATGAAAACAATGAAATTGAAGGGGTTTATTCTTTCTTATCTAGTGCTCTTGAAGAGCTTGGGAAATTAAGTAATAGGCTCTCATCTATCAGAGATAATTCAAGTGGAGATATTAAGAAGGAGGCTTCTGTACTTAGGGATATAAGGAATTATATTTACTCTTATGGAGATATTATTGAAGAGATAAGGGATGTGTTATTAGATGAAGAGAGATATAAGGATAATAGATATGGACAAAAAGTCAGAGTAGCTTTGAATGATACTGCTTCTTTAATTGCTGATTTGAAAGCCAGCTATAATAAGACAGCAATGCCTTTGTTCTTAGATTTTCTAAAGCCATTTATTGGAAATCAAATAGAAATATCATTTGGAAAATATAAAGGCAAAACCATGACAGTTGAAGATTTGATGACTGCTGTTGATAAAGATATATCAATTTTTGATAGATGGTTAGATAGTATGGCAGATTCTTCAGATGTTATATTAAGAGTAGTAGATCAAGCAGTCAAAAGAAGTAAAGAAAATGCTAGGACTGAGACTTTAGAAGTAATGAAACAGCTACAGGCAGCTACTATTAAACTTGAGAGAGCAGGTATTAAGGATACTGATTGGATGTTTGAAAGAGACAGTAATGGTAATATGACAGGATATTATATATCTGAGATAAATTGGCCATTATTTAAAGAAAAGAGGGATGAATTTATAAAGTCTCTTGATGAAAAGTATGGTGAAGTTCCTATAGGGGAAGATACTATAAAGTATAATAGAGAACAGTGGGATTGGATAAAGAATAATATGGAGAGAGTAGATGGTAAGATGGTGCCAAAGTTATCTCTATATACTAATTCCAAGTTTAACCAACTATCTAATGCCCAGAAAGAATATTACAATACCGTCATGGATATTAAGGCCAAACTAGATTCTTATTTACCTGAAAAGAGTACTAATCTTCTTAATGCTGTTAAGATAAGAAAAGACTTCCTAGAAAGAGTTAAATCATCTGATGATATTAAGTCAGGAGCCAGACAAGTCTGGGAAAGTCTTAAAGATCTTGTTATTAGAAGATCAGATGATACTGACTTTGGAGATAAGAATATCATGATGGATTTTGAAGGTAGAGAAGTACAAACTCTTCCTATATATTATACAAGATTGAAAAAGGGAGAGAGCCCTAATGATATATCGACTGATATAGTCTCTACTTTAACAGCCTATGCAGCTATGGCTAATGATTACAAAGAGATGAATAAAATCATTGATGTACTAGAAGTAGGAAGGTCTTTAATCAAAGATAGAGAAGTAACTCAAACAGATGGTGACAAACCTTTGGTTGAGAAGTTCAAAATATTCGGTAGAACTATTGAGAATAAGCTGACAAAGAGTGGAGGTGATACTAATATTAGTAATAGACTTGATGATTTCTTTGATATGCAAGTGTACAATAGGTATATGAAAGATGAGGGGACTTTCGGTAAGACAAATATAGATAAAGGAAAGGCAGCTAATCTATTAAATACTATCACATCCATAGGTAATATGGCCCTCAATACTCTTCTAGCAATCTCTAATGTAGCTACCGGAAAGGTAATGATGAGAACTGAAGCTTTTTCCAGAGAATTCTTTACTGAAAAAGATGTTCTTAAGGCTGATAAGACTTATGCAAAAGAGTTGGCAGCTTTCCTTGGAGAAATAGGGAATAGAGTTAAGATTAGTAAATTAGCATTATGGAATGAGAAGTTTAATGTAATGCAAGATTATGAGCAGAATATAAGAGATCTTAATTTTGACAGGAAGACTTGGTTCAGTAGACTATTTGGTATGAACACTCTGTTCTTTTTAACTAATGCTGGAGAACACTGGATGCAGACTAGAACATCACTAGCTCTTGCTAATGCTTATAAGATGAGAGCTCCTAATGGTAAGATTGTGAGTCTGTATGATGCTATGGAAGTAGTTCCTATAGATCCAAGTAACAAAAAAGCTGGAGCAAGACTGCAACTGAAAGATGGATACACAAAAGAGGATGGTACTCCTTTTACTAAAGAAGATGAGTATAAATTTAGTAGGAGAAGTGCCGCACTTAATGAGAGAATGCATGGTATTTATAATAAGGCTGATAGGAATGCTCTTCAGAAATTAGCTTTAGGTAGGTTAGGAATGATGTATAGGAAATGGATGAGATCTGCATATAATAGAAGGTTCAAGCCTGCATCTTATAATTATGATTTGGATGCATGGACTGAAGGATATTATAGAACCAGTGGTAGGTTCCTACTTCAATTAGCTAGAGATCTAAGAGAAGCTCAGTTTAATATTGCAGCCAGATGGAATGAGCTTACCACAACAGAGAAGGCTAATCTAGCCAGAGCTATGACAGAAGTAGGTCACTTTGCTGTAGTAGCCACTATATTAGGCATTATTGACTGGGATGATGATAAAGACAGACCTTGGGCAATGAAAATGGCTGAATATCAGGCTAGAAGATTATATACTGAAATTGGAGTGATGATTCCTGGTAAATCTATGGTTACGGAAGGATTGAGAATATTGCAATCACCTGCAGCTGGCATTAATACTATACAGAATATCTTGAATCTTACTAAATTACTCAATCCTATGAATTATATGGATGAGTTGGAATATGGAAGATATAAGGGGCATAGTACTGCTTATAAAGCATTCTTCAATTCTCCTGTAATTCCATTCAATAAGACTATTTATAGGGGATTACATCCCGAAGAAGCCATATCATTCTTTAAACAACAATAATTATGATATTTATTATTGATATATTACTAACTATAGTAACATTCATAATAGCCTCATTCCTATTTATGTGGCTGTCTGGAGAATCAAGATCTGATGATGACTTATAATGAAAAAGGGTAAAGGAAACTCTCCTTTACCCTTATTTTTTTTTTACTAAGTTATATATTAGAAGCTATAGCATCTAATTGCTTGATCTCTTTCTTCTTGAGATATAGAATCAAACTTCTCAGATGTCCAACCCTTATTTAAAAGGGCTTCTCTAATTTCATTATCTAATGTATCGAAGGAAGATTCTACAGATTTTCTTAAACTAATAGGGGAAACTCTATAATCAGCCTCAGCATATTTTCCCTCATTTATCATTTGATAATAAGCAATAAGATGGGGCTGTAACTTTTTCCAATTAGATACCTTAATCCATAAATCCTTAAAGAAACTTCTAATTTTATTGAGTAACCCTCCCTCTTGTCTAGTCATTACGTATTCCCTGAATCCTTCTGCCATAGCCTCTTCAAGAGATAGATTATCTTTATCCCCATACATCCTTCTAGCTTCATCATAAAGAGCTTGCCTTTCAGATTGGTCAAGAAGTAGGTCAAATACTACATGAAATGCTTCATGATAAGTAGTTCCTTCTGCAGCTATATCAGATAGGGTAATTATTCCATTGTTGAATTGGCCCCAGGCAACAGTTCCAGATTCTCCCACTTTAATAAGTCCAGAAAATATCTTCACTCTATCCTCTTTAGACAATTGAGGCAGAACCTTATCTAACCAAGACAGTTCTTTTTCTCTGTCCCATGATGGTCTATCAGTATCTACCTCTCTAAATTTGGTTAAATCTAGATCTGGCTCAAGTTCATCATCCTCTTCAGTAATAGCCTGCTCTGCCTGAATAGTCTTCCTTGCACCAGTAATAGAGGAGGGAGCAGAAATTATAGTAGCTGGAGTATCTTGTATATTTGCTTCTACAGACCTAGGGGTATCTACCTCTAGGTTAGACATAATGGTTTTCTCATCAGCCATATCCTGCACTCTCTGAGGATTCTTACTGAGAACCTTCTCAATAGTATCCTTAGCCTGCTGTTCACTCATAGTTAAAGGATCATTCTCAATAAGAGTAAATGAATTGCCATTAGGAAATACTACTAAATATGAATTACTAGCTACATGAGGAGCTTCTTCATTAAATCCTTTGGTAAAATTAGGAATTTTGGTCATATAAATACCCACCCCATTTATCTTGCCAATAGGAGTTAAATATCCTCTATATAACTTACCGTCATGAACAAAATACCCTACTTTAGATCCTTCAAGGTTATATTCAGGCAATACATTATTAATAGGTTCCTGAGTTTCATTTGTACTATTAAATATAGGTAATGAAGAATCTACTTCAGTAGAAGTATTAGCTCTAACAGCACCAACCAATGGAACATTTACAGTAGGATTGTACTTAATTATTATACCCTTTTCTTTCGTTACACCTCTAATACTATTGTCACTGCTATAGTCTAATTTAAAAGGCAGAATAGCTAAAGTAGTAATAGGAGTATGATACTGAGATTCAAATAGATTCTTATAAGCACTCAATTGGAGTGTGTAATAATCATAATTACTCATCCTTTGAGATGGAGCTTTTGTTCTAAAGTAATTTACTCTCTCCCCATATTTATTAGTAAAGTCATGAAAACTGTATTTACTTGTCTTGACATCATATATTCTAAAGTTTCCATCAGAATCTACTGAAAGAATATCTACTTCTCCTGCAACTCTTGTCCCATCCTCATACTTCTGAAAGAGCACAATATTATTAGTTAGGAACCTCTCCCCCCTTACCTCCATATTAGATCTTATCTCAGTTAGAGAGTCAATGAGTTCTGAGAAAGCTTGACTATTCATATTAGATGGTCTAATAGGAGTCTCATTGGATGTGAAGAATTTTCTAATTGTACTATCTATCATACCACCTGCATCCAAAGCTCTTTTAGAGTTAGTACCAGACATGCTATCTTGTATAATAGTAGCTATTTCATTCCTACTCTTTACATCAGTCCTATTATTATAGAGGGTTAAATCTATTTTATAATGGTTACCTAAATTAGCCAGATAATTATTAAACTTATTAGGATCATCTACTAATTGTGCTAATTTAGTTCTCACTTCTTTCAGAGTATCCAATTGCTTCTTTGAGATTATCCAATTATCACCTAATTTTTTATGTACCCTATCATAAGCATGATACTCACCATCATCCTCTAATATATAATAGTAGTCACTATCAGTCCTATCCTTATCTACCTTTCTTTGATTTTCAGCTATACTAGCTATTACCTTTTTAGTATCAGCAACTGCATCCTCTCTTACTGCTATCTTAGATTTGACCTCTTCTGCCTCTTTTCCTGTCAGGTATTTCTGAGTTTCTCTATTGAGTACTTTACCACTAGGTAGTAGTACCTTATTATCCCATATCATAGAGCCATTAGACGCCTCTCCAAAATTATTACTTGTCCAAGCCAAATCATTAATTAATTCAGCATTCTCAGGGTGAATTTCCTGTCCATTACTATCATAAATAACTCCTCTAGTTAAATCTGTATAATAGGTAATTCCTCCCACAATGATTTTAGTGCCAGGAATAGAACTATCTAGTCCCCCTACTGGATTCTGAATCTTTCTTGTAACACCGGGAGATACAGAAGCAGGACTTATTGAAGCATGTAGATTACCTTCCACATCAAAATAATCAGTGGTAAACCAGCTACTTATTACTCTGGCATCAGAGATATTCGAGGTAAGTACATTTGAATTAATCAGCATATTATTGTACCCACCACTATTTATCATACCAATATTTACCTGAATGGGTAAATCAAGATTAAGAAGAGCCTCTAATATTTGCTGAGAAGCAACATTAGTATCTACTGCAGGCTGACCTTCTCTGATATCATCAGTAGTAAATATACTACCTATGAAATTAGGATCATTTAATACTACATAAGTAGTATCCTGTTTCCTAACTCTCTTTCCATTAATATTCTCATATACTTCTTCTCCTCTAGCATTTCTATATGTCTTAGTAAACCTAATACCACTCCCATTCTCCGAAGAGAACCAATCAATATGTATGGTTCTAGTGTCTCCATTAGTGTCTATGTATAAATATTTCCTTAGCTCATTCATAGCTTCCGTGACGTCTACCTCATTATTAGAAGAAGCTAACATATTGATGGCTTTTGATATGCTTTTGAATATCGGAGTATTCTGCACTTGGACATCTTCAGGATCAAATTCTTTCTTATTAAAGTGCTTTACTCTTATGGCAGCTGGAGAATATTTCCCCGCAGCATTTGGTATAAGAAGATATAGTCTGCCTTCTTTATTACTCATATCTACAGGTTTAATAACAAGGCTATCATCTAGTTTATTATTAGTCGATAATGTACCATTTCTAACTATACCGAAAATAGCAGGTCTCCCTGGCGCAGATACATTGGGAATGTCAGCTAGACTCCTCTCCTCTGTGCTATAAGGAATCTTTCCTATCATTATCTTTGATACTCTAGTAGTAGGAGTAGCTATGAATCTCTTAGTCTTATCTCCTAGTTCTCTAAACTCCTTTCTTATTCTCTCTTCAAGAGCCTGCAATCCTTCATATCTATTTACTGAATATTCAGATTCATCAAGACTGCCTATTACCTGATTATTCTTAGTATCTATAAGGAAAATAGTATTATCATTAAAGCTAGGATCAATCATAAATCCCACTTCATCTCCTACTCTAAGATTACCTTCATTAACGTAATTAAAGGCATTATTATCTCTAAGATAATTATATAGAGCATCAAAATTTACTCCCTGTTGCCTTTCAGGAGCTACTATATTAAATGGTCTAAAATCACCTTCTTTGCTAGCTTCAATGTGTATCTCAGGTATAGAGGGCCTATAATAGAGTCTACTATTTGTAGGTCCTTTATTTACAGACTGGATAGGTTCTATCTTATCATTAAAGCTCTTATTCTCCTCTTGAATATTAGAAAATTCTATATCACCGACAGGTGAGACATAGGAAGAAACCATAGAAGAGCCAGCATTAACAGGAGGGATAGTAGTAGTTTCACTACTTCCTGTCACATCAGATATTGGAGCTGTAGGATCAGGAGATCCTTTCTCTTTCAATACTCTATAACTTTGAGAAAAGTTATTTCTAAACCTCTCATCATTATTGACTTGATTCAAAGCTTTAAGTAAAGCATATTGAGCCTCCTGAAATTTGAGAGTATTCTGTTCAGGAGTCAGAGCCTCATCATATGTTGCATCCTCATCATTCAGATAGGGAGAATTGGGATTAGCTAGTTCATTCAAATTATTGGAACGTTCATATTGATTCTGCCATATCTTTAAAGCATCCTCTTTTATTGCTTGCTCTTCCTGAGAAGAATTCAAAACCTCCCTAAGCTTTATATTATAATCTTTTGTTTCTTTATAATTTCTTGCTAAAGAACTCCCCTCATTGTTCAGCTCCTCAACTGCCTCATCTCTTAGAATAGTATGCTGGTCGTCATTAAAGGTTTTTCTAAATTCTGACAGTGTGGTAGCTTGAGATAATCTAGACTTTATATCATTTCTTACTCTAGTTGCTTCCTCCTCTACTCTCTTCTTAGCAGCATTATTTCTTTCTCTCTTTGATTTCTTAGGATTTGCTATAATATCTTTTAAGGATTTATTAATACTCTCAAGTCCCTTACTGATCTTATTCAAATCTTCAATCTTATTAACTAATGACTGCTTCTCATCAAAAGGTATAGAAGGGGAATCGTCATTAAGTAGGGCATCTACAGTAGCTCTAAATGAAGGGTTAGAAGCTAAAGTCTCTATCATGTCTTCTTTAGTGGAGAATCTGTACTGAGAAGATAACTGTGGAGAGGGCTCTAGAAGAGAATTTATACCTTCATATATTTCATCAGATAATTGGTCATATCTAGATATATGATCCCTAAATTGCTGCTTCAAGAATAAACCATTTTCTAAAGCCTCTTTATCCATATTAGGATAGTTCTCTTCAAATGATTGCTTATCTTGACTATAAGTATCAACCTTAGATTGTAGTGACTCTATCCTTTGCTGTAATATAGTTCTTACAGATTCTATATCCATAGCATTGTCATTCTGCATGAATGGTCCTTCTCCATCCTTGGAGGTTTCCTGTATAATAGAACTTATTCCTTCATCTGATAAATCAACTGAATTCCCAATGAGTTCTTTTAAATAGTTTAAGTCTCCAGCATCATCAAACATCATAACATCAGAGATGAATTGAGCAGACTCTGCTGTTTTATAATTATATGTATCATCAGAATCCAAAGCTCTATTCATATCATCCTGTATAGCCATATGCCTGACAAGGCCATTATAGTAACTATTAATCTCTTTGCTATTCTGTAACCTTGTGTTTATTTGAGTAGCTAGTTCTTGAGCTTCTGAAGCTTGATTATAGGCTTCTCTCATCTCAATAAAAGCATTGTTCTCCAGTGTAAGAGGAAATCCTCCCTTTTTCAGCATAGGAACACCTATAGCTCCTATAAGAAATCCAGACATAAAGTCTACGGCAGTATTACTATCCTGCATAGTATCAGAATATGATTTACCAAAGGCAGACCATAAGTTTGCAGTAAGCTCTCTCTTTTCTGGATTAAATATACTCTCATTAAATGTATTATAATCAGTGTAATTCTGAGGAGTGTTACTAATAACTGACTGCATGACCTCCTCAGTACCTTCAGAAAAAGCATCTAATACCTTTTTGCCTCCAGTTTTAGCTAGATACCAAGCTGCATTGTCAGTAGAAAAAGCATCTCCAGTTCTCTTTAAAGCTCCTTTTAGTCTCTTTGCAGTTCCAAATCCTCTAGAGAAAAGATTCCCAAACTGAATATTATTAGACATAGTGAGCAGAGCTATATTAGAGGCAAATATAAAATTGCCAGCCTTAGTAGCATCATCTTCTATGTCTTGAAGAGTCTGTATATACTGATTATTTAATTCTCCTAAATCATAGCCCATAGAAGCTAATTCATTATATCTCTGAGTTGCAGCAGCTTTCTTGTAATCTACTTCTTCATTTCTATTTGAGATTGCTTCTATGCTTGCTTCTCCTATGGATGATGTAAGGGAAGGAACAACTCTAGATAAAAATTTAGGGGCTCCTGACAAAAGTTTAGATACTCCCATACCAGGTATAATCATACCTTCAGTATAACCTAGATTCTGAAATAAGTCAGCCCAAAATATACCAGATCCCATTTTACCTATAAGAGATCTATCTTGATACTCATTTCCCCTATAAATAGGAAATGCTTCTCTTGTAGATTCCTGCCATTCAACTAACTTATTATTAACCGCATTATTCCATAATCTGTCTATCTCCCCTGAACCAACAACTTCAAATATCCCATCTACTAAACCTATAACACCACCTACAGCAGTAGTACCTGCAATGACTAAGTTATTTACTAAGGCATTGCCAGCCATATCCCATCCTGATTGTTTGCGAGCCCTTAGATCATCTATAGTAAGTCCCTCATTAATAGAAGTGGGTATATCCCCTAAATACTCATCATATTTAGAATCATTCGTGAAGTATTGTCCTACATTACGATTTCTTGGCTTTGTCTCAAATGGCTTATACTCTTCTGTAAGATAAGCAGGATTCCAAACAGGAGCAACATCAGATCCTCCTATTTCTTGCTCCATATAATAATTTTTATTTTCTTCTTCCATATCCATATTTATTCAGATTCTGCAGCAAATAGCTCCAATAAGTCATACAGTGCTGTAGAGCCCATAGTTCTTATATACTCATCTCTCCTCTCTCCACCATTCAATTCATCTTGAAGAGTATTAACAGCTAGTACTCTTCCACTACTGTCCATTAAAATTTTAACTATATTGCCACTCGTAGCATCATATAGTGCAGCTCCTTGATGATTTGGAAATCCTTCGATAGGAAATATAGAAACATTAGACATATCTCTAACGTCTGCACCAGACATGATAGCTTGGTACTGTTGATGAGATATTGGTGATAAATTCCTAGCTATATTATTAGAGAAATCCCCAAGATATTCATTAGTTTTACTTATTTCCTGATTGAATTTATCTACATTTTCTAGACCATAAAGTGTATATGGTTCTCCTTCATAAACCAGCTCCAGTTTAGGATCACCTCCCTTATCTAGTACTCTAATTTGAACTTCATTAAAATCTATATCATCTAGTTGCTTATAGCTAAGGAATTTTCCCCTATTATTTACTAATCCAAACCCCTTCTTCTTAATATCTTCCCTAGAGGCAGATTTCAGAACATTTTTGATCCCAGCCCTTACCTTTTTATATTGTGTTTCATCAATGTTTAGAGGAAAGAAAGAGTTATCTTGCTTTGCTTGAGTTTGATCCAGCTGTAGGCCTATACTTATATTTTCATATGGAGTGCCTCCTAAGAATCTATATTTTTCTTCTAGTTCTGTTAGATTTCTACGCTCCTCTACTAATTTCTCTCTAGCTTTATCAAGATTTCGAGAGGCCTTTATATACTGGCTATAGCCTAGTGGTAATCCATCAGGGCCAGTCTGTATATCTACTCCATCTATAGATCTGGATAATCTGCCAGGAGATTGTATATAGGCATGTATTTTACCCATATCAAATGATGGATTGTTCACTACGCTATGATACTGTTCGAGGGCTATATCTAGTTCTTTTTGTGCTGAATCCAATCTATCTGTAGTATATCCTGTAGTAGTAGGTCTTAATCCTCTAAGAGTCTCTAACTGCTCTTTAGGCATTTCGCCTGTAGCTCCTAGCACAGCTCTCGGGGCTATTAAAAGAGATCTCTCTTTAGGAGTATCTTCTTTGCCTGAACCTCTTCTAGACAGGTAATCTCTCATAGCATAGTCATAATATTTATTATTCAGAGTCTGGTAATCAGTTTTGCCAATAGCTTCCCATAGCCCCCTTCCAGCATAATTATAGGCTCTGTCTATTAATTCCTGATTATTCCAGTTGGGAATTTGGGAACTACCTATAACATCATCTAATATCTGCTTGAGTACAGCCTGTCCATTAGGGCTTTTCTGTAATACATCCATAATTTCTTGGGGGCTATAACCACTCCTTACTATTGATTCAAAATATTGCCCCCCTAATATATTACTCCACTTTCTAGGATCATCTCTTATAACTTGAGAAAGATTTTTTGCAGCTTCTCCAGCCTGTTTAGCTAAGGCCTCTCCAGATTGCATTTGATATGAAAGAGAGGGATTTCTTATTAAATCATCAAGACTGAGCATAGAGGCATCAGTATTAAACATCATGGTATTATCTCTTAATAAGGCCTCTCTCTGCTCATTAATTAACTCATTCCTCCTTTGATAAGCTTGTTCTATGGGTATTATATCCTTAGAATATCTTTGTCTCATATTAAGTATATTCTGCCTACTGATAGGACTTAATCCTTCTCTTGCCAATTGCCCAGCTTGTTTCTCAAGATCATCAGAATAAGACTTATATAGGTTATAGGCATAGGGATCAGTCTGTTCATTAGCTAATTCATCCCATATATTAGCTTTAGCTGATAAATCTGCATAGGCATTTTCAATATCTTGATGGGCTTCTGTAGACATCTGTACAGGCTGTAGCATCTCAGCATAGGAAAAAGGCTTGAACTTACTATTAATTACTATATAATTAGCTGCCATATTATCTGTTCGGTATTGTTATATAATTTAATCTGGAATTAGATTTTCTTTTACTTGCTCTTGCAGCTTCTGCTCTTACAGATTCTTTCTTTATATCACTCAAATCTTGATACCCATTCTTATAATGGATCCTACCATCTCTGCCAATAGAGTAATATAGGGTATTGTTAGTGGAAATCATGTTTCTTGCTGTCTCTTCTCTACCTATGTCTCCAAGAGAGTCAAATAGGTTGGTTAGATTAGCAGTTCTTCCTGCAGAAGATCTCATATCTGCCCGGTCTCTTAATTGAGCCTGAGCAGTTTTTGCTTGTAACCTCAATTTATCATTTGCTTGATTGGCTATAGCAGCTCTTAATCCCATTTCAGAGTTAAATTGGTTAGTCCCTCTATTGAATGCCTCAACTCTTTCTCTTTGGGCAAGATTATACTCTTCAGCCTGCCTAGCTAAGTCACCTAGTCTACCTTGAGCATTATAATCAGCAGCTAATAACCCAGCCATAGCTGTAGCTCTGTTACCTCCTGATTGATTAATTATAGCTCTTCTGGTAGCACCAGATTGTGCATTCAGTTTATTAATATAATAGTTTCTATCTAGTGGTTTATATGTCAAATAGTTTCCTATAGGAGTATAATCTACCTCTGTAAGATTATTAGCCATATTACCTATCATATCAGCATTACCATAATCAGGTTTATTAGTTATACCCAATGCATCAGATAAAACCCCTAAACCAGAACCTATAGCAGGTGCATATCTTAACCATGATAAATCTCTTCCTTGTGCAGGAGTAGTAGGAGAAGGCCATTCTACACCTCTATTACCTCTTAAAGAGATTGTATCTGCAGTAGGAGAAGGCATTCCCACTAGATAATCTTCATCTTCATTCAGAACAGAGGGAAAGTTTTGTACTTGAATGCCTCCGTCTGGGAAAAGATGGCCCCCCTTAGCATATTTCCTAGATTGTCTTTCACTCCTAAGCTGTTCCTGTGCTTGTTGTAACTTTGTCATAGTATCTATTAAACCTCTTTTACTTATAGGATCATTAGGTCTTTCTGAAGACTCTTTACTCATTCTCTCAGCAATATCTGCGAATGAATGATTAGCATAACTTGTAGGGAGATTATGAGAAGATAGTAAATCTTTTGTAGCAAACAATCTGTTGCTAAAGATGTAATCATTAAATTTTACCTCCCCCTCTTCAACAAGATTAGGCATACCATCAGGAGCAATACCCATTGGAACACCTTCAAAGGGATTCTCTTCATGAACTCCACCATTACCAATAACAGTAACTCCATTTGAGAAGTTACCTCCATGTGTCAAGCTTCCACCGTCTGCATAGGTATTGGAAAATCTATTAGCAGCTCTTCTCTGTCTTTCTACGTATTGTGGATTTTCTCTAATAGATTTTTTAGGGGACAATACCTTTTGGAACATGAAATCGGACAATTGGTTAAGATCCGCATCTTCTTGATTCCATATTTCATATCCTGGTCTTGAGGGTAAATATTCCTCTATGAAGAAGTCTATCTGGCTTTCTATCCCATCTTTCCTATCTTTATCTTTTAAAAATTTCCTGTATCTAGATAGAGAATCACTACTTTTCGAGTCAGTAAACTGGAATAATCCATAATCCTCCTCTCCATTTTTATACTTACGGCCAGCAGTATGATCAAATCCAGATTCTCTATATATATTATCCATTATTACACCATACTGATCCTTTGTTAGTCCTTTCTTCTTAAGATAAGAAGATACTTCATTTGCCTTATTAGTATCTACATCTCTAAAGTAGAGATTATTATTTTTATCAATATTGTATATTCCAAGATCAAGAGCCGTATAATAATCATTATTGTTTAGAGCAGTTTTATATCTGTCAAGCCTGCTCTTATCTATATATCCGGATGTATTGCTAAGTAAAGAATCCCTTAACTCCATAGGTTCTAAATCTTCTATTGATGTTCCATCATATCTGGAACTTTCTCTAATAACTTTATCTCTAAAATTATCCATAGAAGATTTATCATACAAGTCATTCTCAGATTTACCAATTATAAATTCAGGAGCCTGGTATTGCCACCATTCTAATGGTCCTCCATCTGCATGTTTCCACTTAGAGGCGTTCCTAGCAAAGTTAGCTCTTTTTACCAAGGTAGATGAATACCTGTCTTTATTAGCCAATACATGCCTTGCATACTCCTGAACACCCATGCCAGCTCTTTTAGCTGCTGCTGTGAATTTACCTCTATTCTTCTTCTTGATGTGGATTTTACCTCCGTCAGCAGCATAAGCAGCCATAGCATTAATATCATTCTGAGTATCTATATTGGCAGCTCTATTCTCAAGAGAAGCTAAATTCTTGGCATTAGCTATTTTTATCTGTTGGTTATAGGCATCAGCCTGTTTCTTTGCTTTAGTATCTCCAGCAATCCACCCTCCTATAGCACTACCTAGCCCTATTACACCTCCTATAATAGCTCCTGGAAGTCCTCCTACAGCAGCGCCTGCACCTGCCCCAGAGCCTATAGAACTTAATGTGTTTCCTAGTCTCTGTCCAGTGGATCCACCTCTCACATCACTCCAAGATACTCCTTCAAGAGGAGAGTAGTTACCCCATTCACTCAATAAATCTTCATTATTATTAGCTCCGACTACATATGATTGAGCTTGGTCTATGGAGTTTTCAATATCTGAAGCATCGGCTAATTGAGCATTTTGCATACTAGCTCCCAGCATATTAGATAAACCTGCTCCCACAGCAGAGATATTACCACTCAAAGCTGAAGCTTTATCTATTGCACTAGGAGTCTGTATATCTCCACCATCCACAAATATATTAAGTGGTTTATTGGATTTTCTTATAATTCTTCTTTTAGGCATATTATATATGTTTGATTACAAAGATAAGATACTATTATGAAAATATCAACTGTTTATATAAAATGATAAGGGTGAATAAATGAAATCATTTACTCACCCCTTAGAAAGTTATTATTCAAAATAATGGACTATCATATCATGAAGCAGGGTTTTATTAGTGTTCTGGGTTTCCATTGACAACTTGATATATAACCAAGGATTCCTCATCCTATCTCTATTATTTGAGCTATCCCTTGGTATATTAGCCCTCCATATTCTGAACTTCTTTTTTAATGTTGCAGGTTTCCCAATAACATTATTAAGAGTAGAAACACCTGACTGATACTCATTCCAAGTGGTCAAAGTATCAAAGGTAGTATTAAGTAAAGAGTCTTTATTCCAAGAATCTGCTTTAAACTCCAGAGTATTGAATACTTTATCTAGAGGCATATCAGGATTAGCTATTATAGTAGTAGAGAAAGGCTGATACTTATTAAAGTACATATTATAATCTCCCTCATTATGAAGCCATACTCTATATACAGTACCTCCACTTGCAGGATTAAGAGCTAGTCCCTTATCTTTAAGATTTATAAAATAAGGAGTATGCTCATAACTATAAAAGGAAGAGAACTGAGAGAGTGGTTCTGAAAATGCTAGGCACTCATCCTTCGATATAAAGAATACATCTCCATTTACCTTGTCATAATAAGTAACAAAGCCCTTGAAATTAACAGGATCCCATATGTTTATGTCAGTTGATTTGGCATTGATCCATGAGTGGAATCCTAATCTATCAGATATATTATCGAGCTTTCCATTAAATAGAAATATTCCTTTGGTTATATCATCTATAAAATATATTCCATTAGGTGTTTCACATATTGACCATTTATTGGAACATCCCACTTTATCAGTTATATATCTTTTACCATTTACCTTTCCACTATTAGCTATTTCAATTGGTACACCTTCAGTAGAAGTTATTTGAGTCTGCTCGTTATATAGTATCTGGCTAATTCCTTTATCTTGAAAAGCTATGAGATTATTATTAAATCTCCTTATGGCTCTGACACTTCCTTTATCTCCATCTAGATCTAAAGTAGAAGCTAAGGTGACATTAGTCCAAGAATCCACTAATTCTCCAGCAGTCTTAGTCTTTGTCCAAGTAATTACATTATGGAAATTATCCAGATTTAATCTCTTCGAGTTGACACCTCTATAATTAAAGAAATTATTAGTCTGACTATACACATCATTCATCAGATTAAAATTAGTAGGAGTCACAGCAAAATTAGATGCCTGTCCTCTATTTCTATCATACCTGCCATCAAGATTAACTCTTGTTTCACACATGAATGATATAATATCAGTTATAGCATTCTGATCTTCAAGAGTAAATGGATAAGTCTTTAGATGATCATATCTCTGATAATACGTATCTCCTTCTGTCCACCTAATAAAAACTACATCTTTAGGATAACCATCTGCATCAACAAGAGATACAGGCTCTCCAGCAGGAAGCCATTGATTATTCTCAAATGCTTCTTCAGTTTGACCTCCAAATTTATTCTGGACATTATCATTATATAGCTCAGCTAACCATAACCAACCAAATTCTGGGCCATATCCAGATTTAGAGCCATTCTTGATTATTGGAATTTGAATATCCAGATAATCTTGAGAAACCCCTACTGCTTCAGAATCGGACCAGAAAGGCTTATGATTAGACAGATCAGCATTCTCATTGTTTATAAACCAATTAGCATTTCCAGACCCCACATCATTATCCATGAGAGTAGGTAGTATCCTTATCTTATGGTCAGATGTGTAATTAAGAGCTAAGACTGCATGAGGAGTAGATTTATATTTCATACTAACAGGATCTGTTCCTGTAGATTGTTTTGCATCTGATTCTGGTAGGATTGCATAGTCTCCAGAGAATATAGAGTGCAAATAATTTGCACTCTGCCTCAACCCGGTAGTCACAATGGGATACCCATCCTTTTTCCCTCCTACTAAAGGATAAGTAATAATTTTATCAACATTCCCGTAATAGTTTATATCGCTAAGTCCTGAATTTTCAGGAGCGGGAACTCTGATTAAAGATACCTCGTTTGAATCAAACATAGAAACTCCTGATATTCCTGTCTTAGTTGTACTACCAGCTGTATAAGCGTACCATATATCTGAAGGGTTAAAGTAATATGAATTTAAGGAGAACCTCAGATTAGAAAGTTTCTTCTTATCTAACATAGCTGACCTATACCCTTCAGTAGCATTCTTAGTATTATTAAGAGATCCATTCCTATGAAATGGGTATACTACAAATCCAGTTGGAGCTAATGTGGGGTTATCTGTAAGAGCTCCACTAAGTTCGTCTAGCCAAAAAGCACCTGACATAATACCTCTATATCCAAATCTGGAGATATTCTCTGCCCCTACGGGTTCTTTATAAAATCCTATAGCTGTGGTATCTTGTCCTTTATAATTAAGTGGTGGAGTAGAGGTTTGAATATCTATATCTCCAACAAAAGAAGTTATGGGAACAAACCCTACTATTCTGAGTTTTAAGCTAGAACTATCTATACTTCTAACATTCGTATCAAATTCAATATCAGGAGAGTGGAAAGTTAAGATAGACTGATCTACATAAAAGTTCTCTTTATTTTCTGATACCCACTCTGATGTTTTGATATTATTAGACTCTATTGATATATAAGGATTAGTAGGAGGATCATAAATACACTGTATTTCCGCCTTTCTGTCATCATTTGATGGAATAGGATAATTATGCCTGAACTCTGCCCATGCTCCTCTGTTAGTTGTATCTATAGTCACTGTGCGATCATAATCTGTAGCAGAATGCAGTTCCCCTTTACCATTATACATAATCCCAGCTCTGGAATTAATAAAATTCACCAAATTACCTGTATCCCTGCCATTAGTATCGGCGCTATAATCATCACCAACCTGTTTATAATGGAATGCCTTACGTTCATCAAAAGGGGCATTAGCTCGGACGAACCAAGAGGATTGGGAAAATGGAGCATTATTATATCTATCCTGGACATTATAAACAGTAGGGCATAATATTCCCTGACAAATACACTCTCTATCATATAATGATGGGAATACTATTAGTGGTCTTACTCTAATATATCCTTGAGATGATAGCTCATTAATAATTGTTCTATTTTTAAATAAAACATCACATTGAATTAAATTAACTATTTCTTTACTTGAGTAGTTAGAATCTATATGAACAGTATTCCTTACATCCTTTACCCATACAGGCTCTGACCATTTTCCAGTATAATGTTGGAACTGAACCCCTAGCCTATATGTTTCAAGATACTTGAATGTCTTAATCTGACTAGATGATAATTTTAATTGATTATCATAGGGGTAATATCCAGATACATCTGGAGAGTCAAGAGCTTTCCCTATATCACTAAAGGTAGGATTTAATGATTGGCAATAATCTTTAACCGAAGAACTTATTAATCTACGATTTAATGTTACATCACCTAAAAACAATGTATTATCCTTTTGTGCTATAGTGCCCCCCACTATTTCTTCCCCACCAACATACAAAAGCTCTGTAGGATCTATTATATCTCCAGATTCTCCAGTGTCTGTGTAGGATACAGGACTCTTAGAATAGTCATCAACTTGTATATAAGTTGATGGATCACCTAATATATAATTCTGATAATATATGCGTGTGTCTCCCTTAATACCTGGATTAGACACTATGATTTCTAGAGTTTTCCCCTCCTCTATATATACTATATTCCCTCCAGGTAAAGAGACTTGACTATACTGAGATGAATTAAGCACCCATTTATAAACAGGATCTGTACTTTCATTCGGTATAAGTGTCAAGGATGTATATGACCCTGATGAAACACTCAAAACTCGTATATCTTCTGTGTTATATATGTCAGCTACATAAGGTAAGCTATATCTACCAGGGATACCAATTGCTAAGTCTACTACTCTTCTTGTAGTTGGGGTGGCATCTATAGATGTTCTATGTATAGAATATATTCTAACATACTCAAAATTCTTATCAACTTTATCTATAGCTATATTAAAGCTATTCCCTATCTTGTCTTCAGGATTTGCTCCTCTACTGTTATAAGATATATAATATAGAGGAGAAGTATAGAATATGTTGCTTTCCTGTGCATAACTGTTTACATAGGTAAAAGCATATTGTATCACCCCTGGACTAAAGTTTCCATTAGTTACAATATCTCTACTAATATTAATGACCTCCTGAAGTTGCAACTTCTGAACAAAATCGAATGAAGTATCAGTCCACTTTTGGATTATTTCATCAGCAGCCATTATATTAATAACTCTTGGTTGATTTAAGCCATCTACCCAATACACCTTCTTTAGGTCAGAATTCTCATAAAAACATAAAGTTTCAATAGGATGATTAGTGTTGAATCCTAGACTCCCCTGATATAATATTTTCCCCTCTAAGTCAGAGTTCTCATTAAACCAGAGTTTATAGATTCTATCATCAGTAGAAACATTCTTAGCAGTAGTGAATATTATCCAATTATCATCAATCTGAGCTTGGCCAATAGGAGTACCTGATAGAGTAGGACCGATATTCTCTATGTCAGTTGTCAAATTTCCTTTTTCATTTACCATACTGAATAGAGTGCTCTCATCAGTAGGCATTATCCTGATATTTCTATTCTCATAGGCGTATTCTGGACTGAAAGCAGAAGCACTTAAGTCTCTCTGCATTCCTTTTATTCTAAAAGATATTGATTTTAGCATAGTTTACTGTAGTTTTAATACTTCCTTAGTGCCATTATTTCTAAATCCGGTTCTATGTTCTGAATCTCTCAGTATAAGAGTTCTCCAAGAATTAAAGAATGATTCAGCCTTATCTATAGATAATCTATTAAATTCAGACTGACAATCTCCTACCGCCCAAGCATACTCCTGTTGTGTATTCTGTAATACTGCCGGACCTATCTTTCCTAGATCAAAAAGTATAGTAAACCACTGTTTTTTTATATATAACTCTAGAGCTCTAGTATAACTGCTATTATCTGGAAGTAATGGGTAGCCTTCTGAATCTGTAGCAATGGCTAAATAAGCCACTTCAATCTCACCTTCTTTAATAGAAGTGTATATGATATTTCCCTGAATCTTATAAGTTAGATCTGTAAACTCTTCTCTGGATGCCCTGCATTCACTCATATGGAATGAGTCTGAAGAGTATCTAAAGGTTGGTCCATTTAATTTTCTAACTTGAATCATCTGGCTATAATCACATGGTAGTAAAGCTCTATAATTTTCTATATCAAGTATTTCAGTTTTTTCTACAAACATATTTGGAGTTCCTACTATTCTCATAAAATCTACAGTAAATGCAACTGCCTGCTCTAGTGTAACATCCTGCATTAATGGATGCTGCATTATCCTGTCCAAAATATATCTGATATTAACATAAGATTCTGCCATAGTAGTATATATTAAATATTAAGATAGGCGCTATGCCCTTTTAAATTAAAAGCATCAGGCAATTTTCTTTCCTTTATACTCTCCTTTAACCTTCTTTTCAAATCTCTATTAACCCGGAATTGATAGAATGTTTTATTAGTATATTCTGCTACATACCTATTATAGTAGATTCTATATACTTTCTTCTCCTCTGCTTTAACGAGTGTTTTATTTTTAAAGGATTCCTCGTCTTCATACCAGAGCTTAATAGTCCTGTCCCAATCAATGGGTAAATTAGTCTTGACTTTTTCATTTTCTATAACTATTTTAGCTTCTCTTTTCCTTATCTCCAATCTTCCTAATCTACAAGGAAATACAATATCCTCTCCCTTCAGAAACATATCCCCCAATATTCCATTGATTCTTCTGGTAATATAGAAATATTGAGATTCCGTAAGTACATATTCATGGCCCTTTGGTTTTATTTTTCTATAATATTTAAAACCATCATAGATACCATAAGAGCCCTTTATTTTATGTTTTCTATGTTCTTTTATTTTCCTGATAGAACTAGCAAATTCTTGGAAATCTATATTCTTCTCTTGACTATATTGAGATTCTGTCATATTATTTACTTACTGAAACATTTGATAAATCATCCTTAGAGTTGTTATTCTCATCCTCTGGTCTATAAATAGAATTAGAAAGTTCTTTCACTACTAACTCTATTAGAGGGGGTATCAATGCTTCTTCTAATGGGAACTCATTATCAATAGGATCACATATTGGTTCTGTTTCGTTTGGACATAATAGCTCTTTAGGGAGCATAGGATCTTCAAAAATACCAGTAAACCTCACTTCCTCCAAGTACAGATACTGAGGATTACTGGACTTAAAATATAGATAGTTATCAGGCCCTAGAGAACAATATATTATATTCTGAAGAAACTTATTATACCCCACATATCTCATCCTATCTCTACTTACATAAGTTATTTCTCCCTGATAATAATCTATTGGATATACTCTTGGATTTCCTATCTTCATTATGAATGGGATCTTTTTATCACTCCTAAGATACACTCCTCCTTCACAAGGTTCTCCTGATATAGCAGGCACTTGAATAAGATTAAGACATATAGTCTGGTAGTTACTCTCAGGTATTGGTTTCTTAATATCAGAGTATCTCTGCTTAAGTAAAAATGTTCTATATTTACCAAGTAAGAATATTATATGGTCTTCAGTAAAATAAGAATCATCAGATGATAGTTTTAGTTCATCCAATACCATATATACTAATTCTCTATATTTGCTCATATCTTATATATAATTATATTATTAAACCCTTGCTACAAAGATAGGTAAAATATATCTAAGTAGCAAGGGCCTTATTATTTTCATATTGTAAGTATTAAACTGATTGTTATACAGTTTTACCACTACAAGTGATGGAAGTAGTTACCATATATTCTGGATAAGGAATAAGACATGTAGAGCCATATAGACAATACAAAGCCTTATTGATTATCATATATTCTTCATTGGTAATAAATGATTTACAATCACTCTCAAGAAGCTCTTGTATAAAAATAAGAATAAGTAACTTTCCTACCTCAGAATAGCTCCTATACCCAAACCTTGAGAGAGTATTGAAATATCTGTCTAAAGAAGTATTAACTAAGTCCTCCATAACAGCCACATTTATCAACTACAGCATCCTTTCTAATATCCTTAAAGAATTTCTCCCAATACTTGATAGCTTGAGGATAATGACCAGTCCTTACTGAGAGCTGAAAGGCTTTAAGTTGTAGTATAAAGTTAATAAATTTTTTAGGAATAATACATTCATTTTCTACCTCTTTAATATAGTTTAAAGATTGCTGATATAGTGGGTATAAAGCAATTACTACCCCTAATGTTAAAGTATTGTCTTCACCACAAGGTGTAGAAGAAGATGGAGTTCCTTTGGTTTTAACCCACACAAAAAACATATTATCAAGAAGAGAAGGTAAGATATCGGCTATTCCTAGCTCTAACCTAGTAGATTTACTATTACCACTTATAGTAGTCTTATAAGCAGTGTTTGTGCTAGGACCATTTTCAGTAAAGGTATCTTGAGTATCTATAGAGATGGTATCTAAATAAACATTCTGATAATATGCAGAGTCTATTACAGATACATCAATTATGAGACTAGTTCCTTGGGGGTTTATCTTTAACTCATTAAATTGTACCATAGTAACATAAAATTAAAGGGAGACCTGTAGAGTCTCCCTTAGTACTCTATTTAAGATCCAGAGACATCAAGTGTCTTGATTGTTAATCCTGTAGCTGTATTGATAGCTGAAATTATACTATTGGCAAGAGCATTACTTGCTTTATTATTAGCTCCAATTTTAGGAACTACAATAGTAATATCCTTCTCAGACTTCTGTACTGATTCATTAGAGCCTACATAAGCGTAGTGAATGTCAATTACATTATATTTAATATCAGGATCTACAAGATATTTAGTACGAATTACATAGGGAAACCCTACCATTCTATAAATATCTCCCCTTTCTCCCATACAGAAATACTCAAGGTCTGCAATCTTATGACCATCAGGAATACTATTAGTAGATGCTACTTTCTTAACTACTCCCCATATTCTCTCATCACCATTATCTATAATAAGGTCAGGCTGAATAGTAAAGTTTACAGGGGTTTGCTCCATTACACCAAGAATCCAATCTTGAGGAGCCTCTTCAATTACAATACCAGTATAGGTACCTGTGAGAGAGCTTTCTTTAGTATCTTTAGTAACCTCTGTAGGAGTATCAGCTACTGTGCCTGCGTCAGTACCACCAGTTTCCAGATAGAACTTCAAGAGACCTTGCTCCTCTCTACTGAAGTTCTTTACCAGTGACAAGGCTAGTGTTTTATAAAAGTCTGAAGCAGTCATACCAGTAACAGCATGTACCATACCATACTTAAAGTATTGATCTTCCTCAGAGAGTCCAGGATAGTTCCTAAAGGCTATTCTAAGAATGTAATCTTGTGCTACCACAGGTTCTCCACCATTTACAGTGGTATCAAGAGTCAGCTTATACTTTGCTAGGTCATAAGCTAGATCATCTGCATCTGTTGCCTTAGCATACAAGATATTCTTAATATCAATCAGATCACTTCTAGTCATACCTCCTGCACCCATGTATTCAAAATACAGATGGGATTTAGCTGTATCTGACTTCACTGCAATAGAGCCTGCAGCATCAGTTGCAATTACATTAGGAGATTTTAATGCATTGGCTACATAAAGTTGCCTAGCTTGATTTGTAGAAAATGTTGCCATTTTAAATTTAAGATTAAATTATACAATCGTGTTTCTATTGTTTAGTTGTATTAGTAGTTCGGCTTAATAAAGCCAATTGTACAGCTCTTTCAAGTATAGATCTATGAATAGCAGGATTCAGCTTACACTCTGTTCTTACTTTTACATTATTAATAGATAGGTTATCAGGTAGATTAACTAATACAATTGGATCAGGTTTAGTGAGATACCTAACAAGATACCTATCTATATCATTACCTGAACTAGCAATTATTTCAACCTTATTATCCCCTATATCAAGTCTAAGTGCCCTTCTATTATTAGGTCTTCTGAATGGATTCCTAGTAGATCTAGTTACATCATCTTGAGTAATAGGAATCACGGGAATCTCCTCTCCATTCAAACATCCTTCACCACTGAATCTAACAGACTCGTAGGTAATAAACCATAAATCATCTGGAAGAGAGAAAAATATGGAATTATCATTTACTCCAGTATTACTACCATTTGTATCTTTGGTAGTAGTGTATGTTTTGACTAAGTCACTTAGATATCTCCTGATTTCTTCAGTTTTCTCAAAAGAATCTCCAACAGGATTCTTTCCATTGTATAAACTGATAATGATATCTTCTTGGGCCTTAGTTAAGAACACTGACTTCTCATACTCATCTAATTCTATGGTTAGAGGACTGTTCTCCATCCCATACTTATCAGGAGATATGGCATAGCTATTTAATAGTGTATCAAACTCATTGGAAAATTCTTCAGTTGTCATTACTCACTTCTTTGTCCTAGTTCAACCATAGTTTTTAAATCACCTGTGTATGCAGATTTAGCCAATTCTACAGCCCTTTGTAAAATCTCATAATGAATTGAAGAATCCAGTTTGCACTCTGTAACAGAGGTTATACCATCAATACTTAATCCTGGGTATTCTGTAGATAAATTAACTAATATAATTGGATCAGGTTTATTTACATATCTCATTCTATAGCTAGATAATGTGCTCCCAAGAGGAGGTATTAGTTCAAATATTCTACCCCCTGTATTATTAGTTGACATTAGTCTCCAACATTGATTCTTAAAGGGTTGCTTATATGGCTTTGAGATAAGCCTAGAATACTCCTCAAAGTTTATTGGTACTACATTAACTAACCTATCTACTCCATTCTCTGTAACTTTGCAGACCTCATTTAATATAAACAATATATCAGTAGATATAGAATATAGAGAGCTCCTGTCATCTAGTTTAGTATATTGAGAGGAAGTATATGTCGTAGGAGATATTACTTTGATAAGATTAGAAAAATCTATTTGTCTTTTCTCACTATCATCAAACCCTTCCTGATATTTATTACCCTTTGGATTAAAGTAATTCTTTAGAATCTCCTCCTGAGCTTTAGTTAGAAAAACTGACTTTTCATATTCATCAAGTCCAGGAGCAGCATTACTCATGATGTTATTATATAATACATCAAATTCATTTGAGAATTCTTGGGTAGTCATATCATTTTATTTTAGCTTCTAAAGCAAATTTAATATCTTGATGCTTAGGAGAATTAAGATACTTTGCAGCTATATTAATAGTAGGTTCTTCATTTAATTCACATAAAGGTGAATTATCACTCCTAAGATATAGGAAATTACCTTTATTAGAGATAAGTCCTGCTTCTATACTCTTTTTTATAAGCACCTTGGTACTAAGTAATGGATCTGTTATAACTCTTAGGAATAATTTGCTATCAGCCTGTATAAGATTATTTATCTTAGCTTGCAAGAACTCTAACTGAGATCCTGGAGAAGTAGGTCTACCATCTATAGTCTCTATGAGCACTCTCAATGTGTCAACATCATTTTCTACCTTACCATACTCCTTATAGCACTTCATAGTTGAGCTCATATTATCCTTAGCCATCCTAGTTTCATCTCCTTCCGAAATGATTACAAACTGATAAGTAGCTTTAGGAGAATCTTGAAGGACCTCTAATGAAGGTGCTATATAATCTTTATTTGCTAGTAATATCTTATATCTGATATAGTCTTCAGGATCTGCTAGATTAAGATAGTTATCTAGTTTGGTTAATCTAACCTTGGAGATACCACTATCATTACTATCATCCCAAAAATTATTCTCTTTTTTATAGACACTAAGAGCATTATATTCAAGTCCCATCACTTCTTCAAGGTAGGCCTTCTCACTATCCGTAAGGACATTAACGAACATTCCAGAGGATAATCTAGGAACTACAAAAGTCCTTATAGCATTTTCAGCCATACCTCCAAAGAGTATGTGCTTAGGATTAGTTATCATACCCCCTTCTTTGGGAATATGTCTTACTATAACTCTCTCATTCCTTAAGCAATTTATAAGAGGAGTCTCATCATCACTCTCTTTTCTAGAGGATTTCTTTATATATTTAGGAGTCTCCACAGGTTCAGGAGTTGCAACCTCCCGAAGAGGCAATTCATTGGTAGCATCATCTACCTCAAAATCAAGTACCTCATAATCTACTTTCTCTTCCATTTTTGTTCTAGGCATATCTTCTCCTTATTATTTTTTTTAATATTAATTATGTAAAGAGAACTTGGGGGAGATTTACTCCCCCATAATCCTCTTTCTACATCAAACCACAATAATTATTCTCAGCCTTGTAGAATAGCCGGAATAATAGACATAGTTCTTGTAGGATCAAGAACACAGATACCTAATGTAGCCATTCTATGTATAATGGCACTATCTTCATCAAAACTCATATAGGGATTTCCTATCTGACCTGTAACAATATCTTTGTAGAATTAATCTACCTTGCACTAGGCAAGCTCTATGTCTCCATAGAGATGAGACTATACCATCATCCTTAAAAAGGATGGACATATTATAGTCGTTGAACCTTCTGAAGTACCACCTTCAGCTTGGCTGCTGATTGTCTAATCTGCTATATTGTCTCACCTTTGAAATATTGTCTATAAAGGTAATTCCATTTTGAACCTCTTAAAATACAGTTTATAGTGTTTTTTGAAACTCCATATCTGTCTGCAATATCCTGAGCCCTCATAATTCCCTTCAGTTTATAAATCTCAATTACCTGGAATTTAGTTAATTTTGCTGAAGGCCTGTCCTGCCCATGTTGCATAAGATTGTTCAAAACAGCATGATTCCGGTTTTCACCTTTAGTACACCATTCAAGATTTGAAACATTGTTATTAAGTTTGTTTCCATCTTTATGATTTACTTGTGGTAAATTTTCTTTATTTTCAATGAACTGTAAAGCTACAAGTCTATGTATATAGAACTTTTTACTTTCAGAATTTTTTGTCAGAGTTACTTTAAGATAACCATCTGATGTGAGTACAGGACTTAACTCTCTACCATATATAATCCTGTTTCCATCAAGTCTTCTCTTAGTAAAAACTCTACCAGAATCACTTATTTGATATGAATCTTCATATCCTTTTAAGTCTTCAAAAACTTCTCTCATATCTTTGGGTTATTTATTTGGTACAAAGATATGGATTTTATTTCAAATTTGCAATAGCAGCTCTAAAGATTTTCCAGCAATTTAATGTCTTTTTCAATTAAGATTACTCTTAAAAGCCGCTTACAGTTTTAAGCTGCATACCTTGTAACTTGTTGATTAACAAGGTTTAACGGATTTCTCACATTTTAATATTTAGTAAATTACGCAACTAATTTACCGGGTTATATAACCCCTCTATGTTTCCATAGAGATTAGACTATATCTTCACTGAATATTATTCAGGCAGAGCATTTCCATCACCATAAACTTGTGATGTACTCCCATTAGGGATAGTCGTTGAACCTTCACTTATATGATAATCACCATAATAAATGCTTGGCTGCTGATTGTCTTGGTTTAATCTTTTTGATTTAATAACAATATTCTTCATAGTAGTATAAGAGATATTAAACAAATCTGCCACTTTCTTTAACGAATAATATTGTCTTAAATTTGGAATTTGAGAAATCTGATATGCAGTTAATTTTGAATGTTTAGGGACATCTAAGCATTTACTTCTATTTCCGTATCTAAAAGAATGATAAACATTCTCTTTAGGAGAAACCCATTCAAGATTATCTACTCTATTATTCCGTCTATTATTATCTACATGATTGACTTGATACTTTTTAATATCATCATTTGGAATAAATACTTTAGCAACTATTCTATGAACAGGCTCAAAACAGTTCTTACCTTCAATGGTTTTATAGGTTGCTCTATAATATCCATCCTTATCAATATAATAATCATCTGCTTCTCTTATTCTACCATTTGGGTATTTAGCAGACTTCTCAATCCTCATCCTACCGAGGTTGGATATATAATATCCCTCAGTGTTTGGAATCAGTTTCCATTCTTCAATTAAACTCTCCATATTTAAATGTTTAAGAGCGATTAAATTTTAGAGTTTCCAGCAATTAACTCTGTTTTTACTCCTTTAATTTAGGGCGGAGTTGGGAGCTGAGAAAAATGTGTAAAAGCTTGATACTCAAGCAACTAACCCCCATTGGTACCCTCTATACTCACTTTGTCCCTTAATAGCACATTTGAATATATTAGGCTGGTCCATTGTACCTATATACATTATATCATATCTATAGGACATTGCTACACCACCCAGAGGGTGCATGATCTTGTTCCTTACAGGATCATCATAGACATTATGTTATCGTATAGCTTTTTATCTATACTTCTTACAATTTATTATTTTGTAAGTTCAGCGTACATTACCATCCTAATTATAGGATGTAGGACACTCTTGGGAATATTTTATTCTTATTACTAAGTTTCAATTCCTACGCGTTACACTGACTCAAGTACTTTAACTCTTGAGTTTAGCACGGTATTATCCACATTAAGAGATTTCAATTTATTATATAATGTAGGACCTATTTCTATAATTCCTCTATTAAATTCAGATTTAGGAAATTCTAAACTTAGGTGTTTCCATGTTTTCTTTTGAATTATATTTCTAATAGTTACATGTCCTACTTTATATAAACCTGCAATAAGTTTTATACTAAATCCATATTCTAAAAGAATAGGAATTAATTTAACATGGTCTTGAGTTAATGGAGATAAGCTTTCTCTATTTTTATATGAGTTAATAGAAGCATGAAGCATATTATCATGTTTACTAACCCATTCAAGATTTGCTACTCTATTGTTATACTTATTGCAATCTTTATGATTAACTTCAGGTAAGTTATTAGGGTTAGGAAGAAATGCTTTAGCTACTAATATATGAACTTTTATAGTTTTTCTTCCCTTATTATGACCACTAAATAAAGTTACTTGCAGATAACCTGAATTATCATCAAATCTTCTTAAGAACTTTTTAGTATATTCACTATAAATTTTACCTGTATTATATATCCTATACATTGGATATTCTCTTAATTTTCTATATTCTTCTATCATAGTTTTACACTATTAAAACAATATATCAAAAGGACTTCACCGTTTTTGTCCTATTTTTCAAAACATATTACTATGTTAAGCCGCTCTATGAATTAACGGATCTACATCAATCTTTACTCTAACACCATTAGGAGCCTTATATTCCACGAATTGGAAACCTGCTGATAATGCATTAGAGTGAAGCTTTGATTGTGTCTTTTCTATAACCTTTGTGGAACTATTATCCAGTACGAACTGAGTCCAACCGGATACTACATTAAGCACAGCTTTATGGAACTGTATCGCACCTCTTTCACCAGTTTTAATTAAGAAGTATCTATCACCAAAATCTAGCTTGGATGCAGACAGCTCATAAAGAGCATCTTCAAGAAGTTTAAGGGAGAAGGTATTATAATACATAGTATTAGCTACCTCCATCTGCTCAAATACATTATGTTATCATAGTAGCTCTTTATCTACTATTTCTTCATATTACTATGAAGTTCGGACTATATATTCATGTAGGTCACCACTCTACATGCAAGACTCTCGTGGAGCATTATATCTCTATAATGTTGGGAGATTTCTTCCCAAATTTTTAGTCTCCTTAAAGGTTCTAAGATTAATATTATTTCTGAGGAGTACTCGTCTTATGGTACTTTTATTCCTATTAAACTTATTACCTATCTCTACTGTACTATATCCATCAAGATATAAATCTATTATCATAGCTTCCTCAACAGCATCTACTTTCTGAAGATCTACACCATATCTTATATTCAAAGATCTCAATAGATTAGTAACATTAGAAACTCCTGTATGTAATATTTTTGCAATCTTAAATGCAGGAATACCAGAATTAAACAGCTTAATTACCATGTCTTTGTCTAATTCTTTAGTGGTTCTAATAACATTACCACCAGTAGAGATATTATAACCAGATCTATTATCTGTAGAATTAAAGAATGCAATCCAGTATTTCTCTCTTTCATTAAGTTCTTCTACAGTACATTCTTCCAGAAGTTCTATATAAAACTTATCTTCTCCATACTTTCTTATTGCCTTTCCAATTATATAATCTTTGCCATTTCTAGCAGCAGATAAATGATTTTGAAATCTAAGTTTCAAGCTAACCTTAGTCTGGCCCACATATACTTTATCATTTACTGTATTTTTGATTATATAGATTCTACCATATCTAGTCATAATATAAAGAGGTTCAATCTCTAGTCTCTACACTACTATAAGCTTTTTAGTTCCTATAGTTAGCTCGGTATTATCCTTTATTAGGACTTTTACCGATTTAGTCTTGTTAATTTATTATTTATTCACAGCTACGCTGCCAGCAGGCCTACCTGAGCCTTTAAACCTGCCCCTGTCTTTCATCTAATTTAACATAAGCTCTTTATCTTATGACCTCTTTTAGAGGTTTAGTGGAGTACATCTTAGTCCTTATCAAGGACTTGGACACTCTTGGAGTGATTATATCTATTACCTTTAACATGATATCTTTCTAAAAGCTTATATAAAGTGCTTATATTTATTTTATATTTATGTACTATATCTTTTAACGACATATTATCATTGTAGTCTCTTATGACATTAAGACATTGCTCATCAGTCAGACAAAAAGCTCCCTTTACAGTCTGTCTTAGTCCTCTATAAGCTTTTATATTGATTCCATTTATTACTAGGATTCTTTTTATAGTTCTTGTATCTGCCCTGTATTTTTCCTCCAAGTCTTTATATCTCATCCCTGCTAAAAAATCTTCTATAAGGGATTTTTGAAGTTTAGTATCTTTTAGGATTAAAGAATGTTCTCTTAAATCAACACCCTTTGACAGGAGGAATCTTTTTACAGTCTCTCTATCTGTATTATACCTTTTAGCTAATGTAGTCAAAGTAAATCCTGTTTTATAATCAGAGATAAGCTCCTGAGCCTCATAATTATTCATATCCATAGGATTTCTTCTTAACTTCACATCCATGCTTTTGAGTATACCTACTATAGTATAGGCTGATACATTGAATAATTCTGCTATCTTTTTGGTAGTAAAGCCACTTAAATATAAAGACCTGATCTCCTCATATTGATTATCAGTCCAAGTATATATCTTCCCATTACCACCTAAAGTAGCATTATATCCATTCTTGAAAGAGTCATAATATGCTATCCAATATATTTCTCTCTCATCTAATTTATCACATTCTATCTCTTCAATCTTTTCAACATCAAAATTTTCAATACCATATTTAGCAAAAGCATAATATAAAGGCTGCTTCCTATGTTCTATATTGAAATTTTTCTGATGTTGCTTCCATCTATGTTCTATAGTAAAATGTGTTTGCCCTATATAAACTTTTCCATTTACCCGATTGGTAATCTTATATATGAATCCTTTCATATTAATAAAGTATTATTTTCACACTCTACTCTCTACACTACCTATAACTGTTAATTATAGGTTAGCACGGTGTCGTATTATACAATAGTTTCACCGTTTTTGCCCAATTTTACTTGTAACTTACGCTACAAGGTGACAAAGATCTATCACATTACCAGATTTACCGAAGTTCATATACTCCCCATTGGAATTCCTGTTAGAGGTACCAAAAGCTAGAGCATTGTTTTTATACTCTGAGAACTGACACTCTACTTCATAATCAACATTATGCATCCACATGTCAGTTGTCGTTTTAATTAGTTTACCTCCTTCTGTAGCCTTAGTCATTGGAATACCAATAGCAACCTTTTTGTTTAACATGGAACCAGGAACTTTGTGCTGGATCCTGATGGTAGTCCATTCATTTCTCATAGCTACAGGACTGGTAAATCTAACATCTCCCACTTTACGTGATAGTTCACTCTCTACGGGAGCGAAATCTACAGAAAATCTTTCACCTGCTAGCAATCTCTCTGCAGGACATCCTGTAGTATTACTACCCATACATATGTTATCTTGTAGGCTCTTTATCCTACAATTCTGCAGCTTTGTCATTGCTGCAGGTCGGAATAAATTTTAACCTTCAACATTACTTGGTAAGGTCCGGACACTCTTGGAAAAATTATATTCTATATGGTGCTTTTTAAGGTAATTGAATACAGAACATCTACATATTTTAAATTTACTTTCTACTTCTTTACAAGTAGGATTAGTAGATAAGAACTGAATAAAAGCATCTTTTTCAATAAGCTCAATAGTAAAGTTGTCTTCCCCATATTTTCTTATAGCCTTTTTAATGGCCATATTAAAATGGTATTTGTCCTTTGCTGATGTACCACAACAATGTTTCTGAAACCTCTCTTCCAAAGATTTTATTGTCTGGCCTACATATATTTTACCATTTAACTTATTGGTAATTTTATAAATTTTACCTTTCATAAGTTTCATTTTCTATTCTCTACACTACTTAAAGATGTTAACCTTTAAGTTAGCTCGGTGTTATCCAAGGAAAATGAGGGACTCCACCGATTTTGCCCGATTTTTATACTGCATTTCTGCAATAGGAGCCTATGGGATTTTAGTTAAGCTCCACCTTGTACACCGCATTACTTCCCTCAAGTCTAGCATCTCCAAGAATCCTAAAGGGATAAACTTGATTTAAATGTCCTACGATTACTTCACCATCCAATATGTTACCCTATGGGCTCTTTATCCCATAGTTCTATAGATTATTTATTCTCTATAGTTCGGAGTACATTTTCATCCTATATTAAGCTAATAGGAGTTGAGCACTCTTGGAAATATTATATTCTATGCTCACCAATTAATAACTGAGATAAATAACTCTGAATTATATGCTTAATAGTTGGCTTGCCTGCATTAAACTTTATAGACAATGCCGAGCATAGTTTCAATTTCTACTCTCTACAATACTTATATGTGTTACCAAATAAGTTATCTCGGTATTAACATAATTAGTAAGTAATCAACCTAACTAAGCCTTCACCGATTTTGCTCAATAGTCAACATACATTACTGTATGAAGTGCCAATTTTAGGCCATAGCCTTGGTTATAGCAAACCAATCTTCAGGAAATACAAGGTAAAAAGGAGTAGTACCGACTCCTACATTACCACTGGATGCAGTAATAGGGGTACCATTTTCATCTCTTGCTTCTACTAGAGGAATATTCCTCCGTGAGGAACCAACCACATCCCAGTAGTATTCAGAGTCATCGTCAAATTCTCTACATTCTGTTACTCTGCATCTTCATGCAACTCTCTATATTTCTATAGAGTTCAGACTATACCATCATCCTTAAAAAGGATGGACATATTATAGTCGTTGAACCTTCCTATTTAATCATAGGCTTGGCTGCTGATTGTCCAATTCTTTCTTTATTTCTAGTAAAATAGAGTTTACTTTACCCGGAAGCACTATACCTCTAACTAACTTTGAGATATACCCATTTGTTACTCCTAGATTTTTTTCTATCTCTATCGTATTTCTTTTCTTTACATAATAAAGAAAAAGGATCTTTTTAATAGTATCATAATCTAGTTTCTTTCTTTTGGGTTTCTTGTAAGTCGGCTTTACTCCATAATATTCTTCATAAGTTCTAGACCATCTAACCCCTCTAACTATTTCTCCAATTAAAGCATCTGATACATTATATCTCTTAGCTATAGAGGTTTTATTCTTACAGGTTTCCCAATCTTTATAAATTTGAATAACCTGTTCTTTTGTTAATTTAGCTCTAGGATTATCATTTTCTATCTTATAAAGCCTATTTTCAAGAGCGTGTCTCCTGTTATATTCTGCTGTACACCATTCTAAATTATAAACACTGTTATTAGAATGATTACCATCTTTATGATTAACTTCTGGTAAATTCCTTGGATTGGGAATAAATTGAAGTGCTACTAATCTATGAACTGCTAAACCAATGAATCTTCCTAATCTTCTATCCATCAGTTTTACTTTACAATAGCCTTTACAGCTTCTGTCAAATTTAAGTTCTTTATTAGTTAAAGATGAGAATATCTTACCGCTTTTGGTTATGTAATAATCCTCATAACCTTTAATCTTATAGTATTTATCCATAGTTTTTTAATTAAACTGAAATAAATAGCTCTATTCTCTAGCAAGAAAGACTCTAAGGAGTTTCCAGCAATTTAATGTCTTTTTCATTAGTAAGTTTCCTTACTAAGCCGCTAGATACTTAACGGGGAACTGGTTCAAGAATGTATCCAGTGTCTTGCCTCTATAATAAGCAAGGAGCTGAACCATCAAATTCGTAGCTTTCTGAGGAGCTAACTGAAAGATTGAACCTAAGTGGTTAGATTTGGTAAGGCCTTTCCAGTGCTGGAAGCCTACCATTTGGAATTTACCTAATTTTCCAGCCATAAAATACTTTAATTATAAGTTAAATATATAAGTTTAATTGTTCTGTTCTTGCCATTCTTCATATAAATCATTTATTCCTAATTGTTCATAAGTTTTGCTTACATAATTTGTAGAAAAATCTGCAGATAATATAGTTGTATCTGCAGAACCTGCATTACAAAAGAGTACTAGAGCATCTTCTCCTGTCTCCAAAATATCTCTTATATTATCAATAGAGAATTTGTCAGTAATATACTTTCCTTGAGTATCGGAAGATTCCCGCAAGATAACACCTACTTGTATCATACTACCATAACTCAATACACATCCACTATTATCATCATTCCACTTCATTCTAGTGTTTGTTAAAGAACCAAATATTAGATCCATATTTAGTGGTAATATATATATACCAGATGTAATAGTAGGAAGACTTGATAGGTCAATATCATTGGATGCTGGAATTATCTTTGCCTCAACTTCAGTATCACCATTATTATAAAATAAATAAACTCCAGGATAAGCATATCCACCTAATTGAGCCCATCCTTTAATTGTTGGATAGAGCACTGATTATCCAGCAAATGCAGTCATTATAGATTCAAAGACGTATATACCTGATACCTCCTCTACTTTGCTAATATGTTTTATAACGACAATCCTATAGCTTTTGGGTGGAATCGGTACATTATAGGGAAGAGAGGGATTCTATGCGTTTTCATAACACTTCATTAATTTAGAACCTAAATTATTAGTGTTAGAAAACACCACATTAGATTTTACCTTCCTATTGGGAAGGTCATTTGGATTTCCTTCCCATATCATCACTCTTTTAACTCTAGGCATATTATATAATTGTTTAAACATCTATTTCCCATCCTTTTCCTATATAGGATTCAGGATCTTCCTCTATTCCACTCATAAATTTAAGATTTCCATCAGACGTTCTAGCTGTATTATTTAAGGTATGTTCCAATTCTTTAAGTCCTTTCTTAACTTCTTTCCTTACTTTGTTTTTTACTAGATTGTCTAGATTCTTAAATCCATCTGTGAGAGTAAAAATCAGACCAAGGTTCTTAAGGAACTCAGTTCTATTATCCATTTCATATTTTTGGATAGCAGTGAACAATTCTCCTGTATCAGGATCCTTATAGATAGGTTTACTAATTACATCAAACACTTTTTTTCTAGTGGCTTTATCTACTTGTATCTCTCCAAATACCTTATCATCCTCTAGAATAGACTTTTTAAGCTGTTCTGCCTGCTCTTTTCTTCTCTGTATTTCTCTTTTTTCCTCTTCCTGAGCCTCTTGAATCAAGCTATCATACTCATTCTGGAAGAACTCCTTATTACTGATAAGTGCTTCTTTAGCATCTTCAATATCAGCACCGGAATTAAAGGACTTTTTCACCTCTCTTAGAGCACGCTCTTTACTATATCCTCTGTTAATAAAGTCTTGATATATAAGTTGCTCTCTTAGCTTCTCTCCTTTTTCACTTTCATCAGCTAGATGACTATCTTGAAGAGAGTTAAGATAACCAAGAGTATTCTCATATCTCTTAATCTCCAGTGGTTCTACACCAGCATTCAGAGCCTCATCAATTCTTCTTTGCCTCTCATCAAATTGAGCAGTGATTTCATCTCTCATAGCTTTGGCAAAATCCTCAGCACTGGAGATGTTAACTTCATCATCAAGGTTTTGGAAGATACCTTCTTCTCTAAGAGCTTTGGCAATGGAAGAGTAGAAGTTGTTTGTAGGAGAAGCACCCTTATCCTTAGATGAATCGGTATCTTCCTTATCCCTTGTATTATCTTCTTCACTACCTACGCTCTCTGACTCATTAGTAAACAGGTTATTTACATCAACAGTCTCAGTAGTTTCTTTATCTTCTCCAGAAGATTCACTATCCGTAGTCTCCTGTATTTCCTCTTCTGAAAACAGATTCTCTATTTCTTCTGTCTCCAAAATATTATCTAAACTAAGTTCTTCTTCCATATTTCTCCTATTAATTTAGTTATTAAACACAATACAAAGATATATACATATTTTGTATTCAACAACCCTATAAGAAAAATATTTATAACAGTATAAGAAAAGATGATGTAGCCATTATAAAAAGGGGTAGAATATATACTATCCTACCCCTCCATATTAGTTCTCTTTAAAGTAATTCCATAATTTAGAACCCTCTTCATAGTCATCATCCTTGAACCAGAATATAATAGCTGATTCAATTATCTTCTGATCTATGTTATCTCCAAACCATGCCTTGAATAATTCACAATAATCATGGTAGTGAGAATTAATAGCTACATACACATCAGCATGAGTTATAGATTGTGCTAAAATACCTCTATACCTTTCACATACTTCTTTAGCCTTAGTCATATCGAATTTTTCTCCAACATATTTCCGGCCATTTTCAGTATGATGCATATTGGATACCAGGTATCTTGCATAAGATTCATTGAAATGCTCATCCCCAGAGTAATGACTCTTCATAGCTTTCATCATCTCATACATATCTTCCTCATTCATGCCTTCTGACATTCTATTGAATCTATCAAAGAACTTGTGTTGTCCTCTATTATCAGAGTGAAACATTCTATCAAAATCATTAGGATACTTCTCATGTCCTTTCATATAAAAATCATCATACACTGTACCATCTCCATGATGTCTTTTATATGTATTTTTACTTTCCCTAGACATAAATTCCCTAAATCTATTCATGAATTCCTGCTCACTCATATTTCTGCCTATACCTTTGTTTTTCAGGTATTCCATTAACATAAGCTCATCCATACTTTTAATCTTTAGTGATTAACATTTCCTTGAAACTCTCCAAGTCTGACATGTTAAATACTAATCTCTTATCTGTAAGAGGGATATTAAGTTTAATATTTCCTCCTCCTATCTCCACATCTCCAATAAATGAAGTTTTAAGGGTAAATGGTTGAGTAGTCATAAGGTTATCCATCATCTCTGATAATATTCCCTCTATATCTATGTTACCATTTTCATCAGCTATTAAATCCAGAGCCTTGGTAACTTTACTAAAATTTTTATCCAATACCCTAGTAACTAAAGGCTTCATAAAGCTAATCATAGGATTAGTTCTGGACATGGAATCCAATTGGGTATTTACATAGGATTTCACTCTATCAGTTAATTGTAGTACAGTCATCATAATTACATATTTGATTTAATAAATTCTTCATAAGTCACTTCAGGATGTTGCTTACTAAACTCCCTGAACTTCCTAAACATCTCCATTTCCCTATTAGTTTCATCAATAATTTTACTCTTCAGTCTCTTAACTGTCTTTAACTGATGAGATAATAGCTCCTTACCCTCTTGAGTACTTTCAATCCTACTTTTCACTAAATTAAGGATTTCAGTATTGACCATACTTTGAATTTTAGTATAGGTTTCCATATAATCATCATCTTGAAATAGTCTGCTTTTTTGCTCTTCCGTCATAGGCTCTACTTCAGCATCAATATCATCCCATATTAACTTCTGAGCGGGAACTGACTGAGAAACAGGTTGAATCTGTTGCTTCATTTGCTTAGCAGCTTCTAGATTCTGTTTATATCTCTCTAGTAATTGTAGCTGCTCATCCAAACTATTTCCTATTACACTTCCTCCTAATAGAGGATCTCCCCCTAATATAACTTGATTTACTGGAATCATATCTTATAATTTTGAGATTAGTATTTTAAATAAGGGGTATTTCTACCCCTTATTATTTATTACTCAGCAGTCGGAGTTGCAGCAGCAGCGCTACGGCAGCAGCAATAGCTCCCAAAGCCTGTTACAGTAGGAGTATTAGGCAATACTACTTGACCTTCAATCATCTTGCAGGTCTTTCTATCAGTATAGTTGATACCAGCAGTAAATGCCTTGTCAATCTCACATTGAATCAGCTTATCCTGATAAGGCCTAATGGCAGCATTAATAGCAACTTGAGCCTTCAGATCAGATAATTCCTTTAGAATGGCATCATCAGAGTCTCTCTGAGATTTGTACAGATTAAATGCATCAGTAGTCTGCTTTGCACTAAGAGCATCAAAGCCATCTCTAGTGCTCTTGTAGAGACCAAAGTCCCCATCTACCTGGCTTTTCCAAACACCAAACAGCTCTGCATTCAGAGTTTGTCTATCTGCAAATCTCTGAGATTGCTGTACGAGTGCCCAATCATAGAGACCTTTTTGAAGAGCTAACGTATCCTCACACTCTTTTTCCCATGCTTGGAATGCAGTAGGAGCCACACTTCCATTACCAGCATAACCACAAGATGCTATAGCTATATTAGCTCCCTCACCATTAGCACCAGTACCAAAGAAGCCACTTCTCCTATTACCAAATAGAGCAGCTCCACCAAGTACTGTTCCGACTATTCCTAATGCTAAGCCAGCATTGGCTTTGCCTACGACATTTCTACCATAGCCATTATAACCATAGCCATCATAGCATCCATAGCCATAAGGGACTTCCTTAACTTTCTCAACCTGCTTTTCTATAATTTCCATAATAGCAATTTTTGAATAATAGTTAACATTAGTATATTGATTTTGTAAGCTTACAGAATACAAAGATAAATCAAACATTAACTAATACCTATCATTGCTAACTACATAAAATAAAAATTCCTAAGATATTAATATATAACATCTTAGGAATTTATGGATTTATAACTCAGTGCTAATATCAAATTATGATTAGGAAGTGTATGATTTATCATGTTTAGAATATACTTCAATAATTCTCTTATAAACATAAGCAATCAGATAGGCATCTACTTCATCATTATCTCTCTGAGGAGTATAACCTATATAATCCCAAATAGCATTCTTAATATGCTCAGCTTCATGAACAATACTATCTTCCTTTTTGGAATTGATTGCCACAAGAGATGCTCCATAACTAGTCTTTGTTATAGCTCTAGGTTCTGGACCACCATCAAATAGATGCTTCACTTCTTCCCATTTATCAAATATAACTATGGTTAATTTATAATCAAAGATGGGAATATTAATCTTCTTCTGTGTTATCATATCTTCCTCTCTTTCTTATCATATTAGCAAACTTTATTATAGATATTACTAAGCAAGCTGCGATTTTCCTTACTCTTCTTGATGAAATTATCTAAATCTTTTCTAGACCAACTTAACTCTTTAAATCCAATTTCATGTTTTCCTCTAGGAAGTTTACCTTCTCTAACATAATTATCAAAAGTTGCTCTACTTATATTTAAATACCTGCAAGCAGCATATTTACTTAATCTCTTCTCTTTATCAGTTAATTCTTTCAGAGTATCAATTAATTTAATTGCCTCATCCTCTGTCATATTTGAGTTACCTGCATCAATATCATCAATTATTTTCACCAGTAGGTTTCTTATGATTCTTAACATACAAATATACAGTAAGAAATATAAACAAACATGTTATTATAGCGTACATCTACATTAACCTAAATGTATCTAATGGTATGCCTATGTAAACATCATATATACTTAACAGATTAATTAATACTATATAATGAATAGGCATCCTATGGTATTCACAAAACTTGAATACATAAGAAGATATATAGATAAATACATACACTATTCCCAATGCTATATAGTTTATTATAGTACTACTCATCATATAATAATCTAATATAGTAGCTATCAAATAAAGCACTGCCAATAGAAAAGACAGTGCTTTGATTAAAGCTATTTCAGCTTTATATAACTTACTTCTTAAGTTTCCCTCCATCACTATATCTCCTACTCTTTGACAAGCCTGCTACAATAGTGTTAGGCTTTCTCCTTCCTCTTGCTTTCTTTGCCATATCAAATAGGTTTAACTAAATTACATTCTTTTACCTCTACCTTTTTTCTTACCTCCACATTTCTTTGCCATAACATAAATATTAAAAGATTAAACAATTAAATAATTTCGATTGTAACTTCTTCTCCTTTAGCAATAGCAGCTTCTAGAATTTTAACTAAATTTAATTCATATCTAGTTGAGTTAAGTACTTTACCTGGTTCTCTATTTTCTCCTACAAGAATGCACCCAGAAGTATCTTTCGCCTCATTTCCTCTGTGGATTAATATACCTTCAAAAGAAGGGACATTTAATAATCTAGGAAGCTTTCTTCCGAATCTTGGAGATATGCTAACTACTACCTTATAAGTTCCAAATGGGATACATGTTTCTGAATTCACTTTAGATTCTCCATTATCAAACTTACCATTTTTATTCAAATCTCTATTCTCATCTTCAAGAGTATTAGAGAAGAACTCTCCGTTGATATATAGATTTCCTATCGTGTACCCTTTCTTAAAATATTTTCTTTCAAGCTTTAATTGCATCTTCTTCATCTATATGTGGAGCAACTTCACCTAGAATATCCCTAATCTGTTCCTCCGTATAAAACATTCTTTTAATACATCCATTATCAAGGCATGAATTATTGAGAAGCCTATGTATTACTCCCTTTAATCTATATACCTCAACCCTATTATTCTCAGCTAAGTCAATGTAAAACTGAAGCTTTTTATTATTATCTTTTACAATATTCTCATAGAACTCAAGCGATTTCTTTAAATTTTCTATCTCATTAGAGTCCACTTCAGCATTGTATTTCTTTCTAGTAAAGAACCATGATGCCCAACCACTTACTACTGTTGAGACTAAACCAATACCTCCGGTAATTAGGATACCTACATCAATCATATTAATGTTGTTTTAGAATTTCTACAAACCTTTGTTTTTTATTCTCTATGTATGGGCTCCTCTCAACAACTTCTACTTCTACTATCTTATGCTTTTTTTGAAACCATCTGCCTATAAAACATTTCTTGGGTGGATTAATAGTCTCCTTCCTATAACTAGTTACAATATATTTCTCACTAATAAAACTTGGATTAACAATGATAGTATTAGGGTATCTAAGTCCTAAGCTCAGCTTATACCACTGATCTCCCAAAATAGTATCAATATTTAAAGAAGGACTACTAAAAATAGTATCCCTAAACATAATAGTATCTTTCTTCTGAGCCTCAGAAAGAAGGTACTGCATTTGTTTAAGGTTTTTATCTTTTATCTTAAGCTCCTCCTTTACATTATTCATCTTAATAAGAATAGAATCATTATATTGTTTTAACTGCTCTACAGTTAATCTAAACATTATATTTTCATCCTTTAATGCTGAATTTTCAGCTATAAAGGCCTTTTGATTAGAGGAAACTATCTCTAATTCCTCCTTTAGATTTCTATTACTAGTGTATAATATATATATGCTTGCCACCAAAATAGCTGCCAATATAACTAAGCCTATTATTATATATTTTTTCATACTTTCATAGCTATATAACATGCAAATATATAATAAATAATCCTCTCATACAACTATATAAGAAGATTATTTATTATATATTTATTATTTATTTAGGTTGGTTTCTAAACCATTATCCCAGCAGTAATTAGTTTCGATAATAGAGAATTAAATGCAGTAACTACATCAGCTAATTCTGCTGATACACTAAGGTCATTTACTCTATCTGCTTGTTTAACTGCTCCTAATGTATCTACAGTAGCAGCGACTAAGTTTATGTTAGGCTTGTATTCACTAGATGAAAATGTTTTACTAGTAATGTTGAAAGTAAGTCTCATTAGAGTATTATCTGATGATGGAACAAAAAATGATGGATTAGGAGAGCTATCATTCATTATTCTAGTGCAAACTGTAGATTTACCCTCTTCATCAATAATCACAATAAGAGCTGCTTTTTGTATAGCAGCTGAAGTTGTATCATCTACTGCAGATTCTAAATCCTCTACAGAGAGCACAACCTGTAATGGCTCATTGGGTTTAACATACGTACTGTTCTTGGTTACTGCTCCATCTGTAGATATATCATAGAAAGCTTCGTAACCTTCCGAGGTTGTTACATGAGCAAATCCCCCACTAGAGGACATTCTACCTACTCCAAAACCATAATTTATTTCACATTGAAAAGGATCTCCCGTAGATATAACTTGTAAATTAGCTAAGTTCTGAGCTTTTACCTCATCAGAATCTCCTATATGTAAATAGATTGATGGGCTAAAGTAACTCTCCATCTCATTAATAGATTGTTTTACCTCTCCCATTTCCTTATCCAGATCATCTACTTTTTCCTCCAACTCATGCCTATCATCACTATCTCCCGTTAAAGTTTTCCATCCACTACCACTGAAATACTTTAGCTGATTATTATCCAATCATAAATCTTGTGGTTGAGGAGCTTTACTACTCTTTATAATTTCTCTTATTTTCATATTATTTAATATTTATTCTGTTGGATTATACTTTAATGTATAGTAGCATCCATTACTGGGATAGAAGATTATCCCTGCTAAGGTAGGATAAGTAGTACCTAAGGAAGCAGTATAATCATATTGGACCATTACTCCATTATTAATATTATCTGCTCGCGTTGTAGACATTCTATACAAAACAAATTTTCCAGTTGTAGAGAGTTGAAGAGCAAGTTCTAGCCCTCTACACTGACTTCTACTAGCAAAAGATACCACTACTGGTGCCCTATCAAAAAATGGAATATTAGAAATACTACCATTATTTGGAAGCTGAACTGGTTCATGTCCAGGCGTATATATTGTACCTCCCTCATCAGTCCCGAAACTGAATGTCCTTTCAGTCCCATATTCTGCCTCTGAAAAATTAGCCCAGACTGGAACTCCTGAACCATTAGATTTAAGAACTTGTCCAGCATTCCCTGCAGAAGTAGGAGCATATATGGTTCCTATCGCTTCAGTATTAGGAGCATAAACAGTTTTAGAGCTTCCGTTTATATTTATATTTTTCTGTTGTATTCCCAGATCTGAGGGTACCAAATTAACACCATTACCTATCTCCTTCCCATTTATTGTGGTTTCTGTTGTAACATAATCATCTAACCGGGATGTGAGATTAGTATTTGTTATGTAGGTATTAGAATCTACACTACCATTAGCTTTTAAAAACTGAGTAGAGGTTCCTAATGGTGTTTTAAATCCACTTGCCTGCATTGTTCCAGATAATTCAGCTCTAGGGGATGATGTATTTCTATTAATTTTAAGAAGAGGCGAACTATAATTTCCTCCGTAGAAATAATAATCCACAGCCCCTGCATCTCCATGTACACCAAAAACATATAAGCCAGTGGATGATGACTCAGTGTCTAGATATCTCCACCCTTTAGAAAAAGTAGAAGATATTTCCCGTACGTCAACAGTATGTATACTATTCGCAGATATCGTATAACTCCCACTATTAACATTGATAACATTTGCACCTGCAGGAATATTAAGGGTAAGAGCATGTGATCCAGTATTCATATTCATAGTGAAAGCACCATCAACGTCTTTAGTTCCATCAAAGGATTGTCCCCAGATAAGACGTGGATTAGATAATTTTTTCGCTGACTCTGCAGCAGGTATGTCAGTAAGATCTTTCCATACTGGAGTTAATCCAGCTCCTGATGATGTAAGGACCTGTCCTTCAGCTCCTGCATTTGTAGGTGCCCATATATTTAATGGATAACTACCATGCCATGAACTGGGTGCTATTAATCCTCCACTTACCCCATTTACATTGAAGTCTTTTATTGTTAGTTCAAATGGAGCTCCCCCATTCCATGATACAGCACTAGATGATAATGATGGAGAATATTTCCACCCATCAAATCCATTATTGCTCCTATAATATCCAATAGCAATTCCATCTCTATATGAAGAAGATAATGCCTCATACTTCCAATATCCACTCTGTACCAATATTATGAATCCTGCCCAAGAGGAGGCAGAGCCCCACGGTGAACCAGCAGCAGATGAAGCTTTAAACATTCTGATTTCTCCAATCTGCATATTTAAAGTTGCTGGATTAAAAGTTTCAAAATTAGATATAACTACAACAGAAAGAGTCTTAGCTTTATCAGCTGTTCCGCTTGAATCTCCTGTTACAAACGTTCTATTATCATAAGATATAGACGTACCATTAGCTTTTACATATCCAACTCCATTCAGTTTATCTTGTTTCGTATTAATGGTCTGATACACTACACCAAGGTCCTGCTCTATATCATTATTAATCTCAATTTTTGTCAAAGAGAGAAGGCCATCAACCTCTTCTGATGTATAATAATCAGATAAGTCAATATCTACATTCCCTAATATGTTTTTCCATCCTTCATTCGAGTAATATAGTAATTCTCCTTTCTTCAGCCATAAATCATTTTCAGATGGAGGTGTTACAGCTGACTCAAATATGGTTCTAAATCTTTTCATATTTATTTCTTACTTATAATCGACTTCTCATTTAAAGACCTTCTTTTTAAGGCCATATCCTCCTTATGTTTCTTCTCATCTAGCTTCATCTTATCTTTATCAAGCTTTAATCTCTCATCAAATTCCCTAATCTTTTCAAGCAGATTGGCTTTTGCTTCTTCTGAAAATTCGGGCTCTTTGATACCATCATTTTTGTCTTCCTTTTGCATCTGTGCAATCAGAATCTTAGTTTCATTATCTCTGATGTTAGCCTGCTCTTTCTGTTGAAGCTCAGCTTGTCTCTGTTGAGACTCCATCTGAGCTATTTGTTGCTGAGCCTCTAACTGTTGCTGCTGAGACTGAGAGATTCTCTCTTGTATAAGTTGCTCATCTCTTTCTACTAACCTCTGTTTTTCAGCAAGAGAACTGGAATTATACAGTTTCATTATAGTAGAGAATGATAATGTTTGATTTTGTAAAGCTGCTTGTGCCAGCATATCTAGTTTTTGATCTAGTTCCTGTGCTCCTCTACTATTGTCAACTACCAAACCATAGTCAGCTTCTGCAAATTCATCTCCATCAATATCAGCTATTCTCTCAGATCCATCAGATAAAATATATGAAAACTTCTTACTTCTTCCTTTAAAAGCTATTTTTGCAGTCTCAAGAAAGCACTCAAGAGCTCTTTTCTTCACATCATCATGTATTACAAATAACCACTCAGTAATATGGGAGGATTGTAAAGTAGCTCTCTCTACTCCTCCTACTGTTTCTCTATTGCTAACTTGACCTTCTCTCTGTCTGGTTATTCCAGCTACTTCTGACATTTCAAGCTTAATAAATTCCAAAAGATTAATCTGTTGCTGAATTGAGTTGCCAAACTCAGCATCAATTACTCCAGAAGAGGCATTATTTAATGCTCCTGCCAATTTACCTGTAGCAGCTCCTATGTTACCCTCCTTAAAACTATCCTCAACAGCAAGTCCATTGGCTTTAGCATAATATATCCACTTTTCTATGTCCCAACCTTTAGGCACTCTAGCTAAATCCAATCTTAATATCTTGCCCCAGTTCTTAGCCATCAATTTATTAAGTCTATCATGAATAGCATCATACAGGTAATTATACTGCTTCATCATATCTACAAGAGAGAATGGCCTACTCTCATTTAGATTATATATAGAACCTATAATACCAAAATGGCATTTGGAAGGATTAGATAACCTATTATACTGAATAACTCTAGGTCTCATATTAACATAGATATCAGTCCCTATCTTTGTCCCTTCCCAAGCTTCATTAACATAAAATATCTGTTCCTCTTCCCCCAAGTCTTCATTAATAATGTAAGTTTCAGGATAAAAGTTATATATTTCTTCACCAGTATCTAAATCATAGGATTTTACCTTCTTTATTTTTCTTCTGGATTTCCAGTACATTCTGAGAACTCTTAAATTGCCGGCTAAATCATAGGGTAATAAGGAGTTGGAAATAGAATCAGAGAATAGATTAAATGGATCAAAGTAGAATCCATTAGAGCTCATCTCTTCCCCAACCATATTGTTATTGACAAACCCAAATCTTTCATCAATATTATCCATTGAGTCTATAGAAGCTTGACTTACATGATCGGGGATACTCTCTATATATTCCATATCCTTCTTACTCAAAACATCATAATAGGTATCTATGACCTTACCAGGACTCCAATAATCTTCTATAATAATGATATCAGCATCCTCTATTTTATTAGAATACCCTGATTTGAATACTCTAATCTTTAATGGATTTACCCTTTCTATAATTGGCTCACCTCCTACGATGTCACATTGGTATATCTCTTCTCCAATAGCCATTGCATCCATAAATCCATTATTGAATAGGAGAGGGATATTATACTCTTTCACATAGTGATTCAAAAGAGCATTAGATCTTATTTCCCTAAGATCTTGCCACTCATAGGTATAATAATAATTCATCTTTTCGAGCTCCTGGTTGAACTCTTCTTCTGATTTGGATGTATCAGCTACTAATGTTTGAAGTCTCCGAAATAACTCATCCTTTTTATTGTTCTCAATCTCAGAAATTGCATTGGGATTAGTTATAACTACTCTATAATCAAATACTCTCTTAGCCTCTTCTCCTCTGAGAACATTCAACTTACTATTCATAATGGGATAATGTTGTATCCTATCAGGAATAAATTCAGCTTTTATTCCTTCAGGATTCAGCACAACCTCCATATCAGACATATGTAACTTACCATTCAGTAAATCATAATTAATCTTTTTATGAATTACTGACTTTCTAACAGGGCTGTAGTTAAAAAATGTCTTACTATCAGCCCAATCCAAATGTCTTTTCCTCCAAGCCTTATTCTTCTTGCTGAAGGGTAATTGCTGAGGAGGCAAATTTATCAGTTCAGCCATACTATACTCATTTATTTCACACAAAAGTATATAAAATAAGTCAAGTCTACAATATTATAAATGATTTATTAATCATATACTTTCATTTCTACTAAAGCTATTCTTTAATCTTAGATCATAGTTAGTTTTAAAGAATGGATCATTGCCTAGATATGATGAAGATGCATCTTCCTCTTTTGCTCTGCTTACATTCCCATTATAAAGAATCATCTTATCTTCTCTTAAGAGCATTAACATCCCCATAGCTGATATTCTGTCAAAGTTTCCTTCACTATTATATAATATAAGTTCTTTTATCAGGGCCCTTGACCTTAATCTATACAGATTAGGAATCATAACTTCTTTTTCCTCTCCATCAATAGTTTGTATCATAGGTACTGGCTTCAGTAACCAGCTTCTCAATAGATTCCTGGCATAAGCATTGATAGGAGCAGTTGCATTAGTGCCCTTACTGTTATGAGTAGTTACAAAATCTCCTATTAAATAACAGCTATCCTTAGAATCCACAGTGACACATTTGGACTGTTCCTTACCAAGCAACTTGATATTAGTTATAGCTGTCTTATAAGCTCTGGTTTTTGTAATCTTTTGCCTTGATGCTTTTCTATTTAACTTGAATAGCTTTATATCAGTGTAAAACACTATTTTGAATACTTTACCATATCTATTATTAGTAATCTGTCTATTACAGTTTATTCCTAGACTTCTTGCCACTTCCAATACATCATAGCTAAATTGTTCCGATACTGTTATATATTCAGGATTACCTCCATAACCTATATGACCATCTGTATCTAAAAGCCCTTGCAATAAGTTTAGTCTCACATCCTTACTATTATATTTATATATATCTGGGATGAATTTGGTATGAGAAGTTTTATCTATAAGATTATACTTAGTAAGTATTTTACCTATGCCTTTAACTAACCACTTATGATGTCTATCATCATAAGTTTTATATTCATATGGTACATCGTTTTTATAAGATTCCATATCAGTTAATGATGATGTAAAATTTGCTTGATTATATTTTGATTGAGTGAAACATCCATCTCCTAACATTATACCCATAAAATATGGTGGAAGCTCTACTGGTATATTCCTATATTCTACTCCCATATTTTTCGGAATGTAATATTTGTACTCCTTATAAATACCCTTCTCTCTATAATATCCAGACAACATATCTTTAGTACTTAGTACTTTTTCCCTTCCATTCCAATCAATAACATTCCATAGATGGTTCTCAGATGCCCTCACCTTCCTTCCATCCTTCAGAGTTATCTCGTAAATATCAGTTATAGCATCGAATGGAATATCTGTAACAGTTGTGACTCCTCCAGTAGTATTGAATAATTTATCTCCTACTTTTATATCTCCCCAGAGCCTTATCCCATCAGGAGTATATACTTTCTGTGTATATGGGTGGGCCTTGTTTCCATATCCATACCCCTTAATCATATCTTTATCTCTAAGAAAATCTAATGTATCAGACAGAAGATATAAACAATTCATCTTTGAAAAATATGCAAATAATCCCTTCTTATTATTCTCATAATTCATTCGGGCATTATAAAACAGACACATCTTCCTACATATTTCATAAAAATCTTCAGCAAATGCTGGTCTTCCTGTGTACTCAGCTACTATGGTATCAGTCCATAAATCTAAAATATACATGGAACCTAAAGACATAGTATCAGAAGAATCATCATCATATGGATCATTTCCACAGATATATCTATTGTCAAATACTTTACCAGACTTATCTTTCTCAGGCATCTTATATATTTCAATAGCTCCTTCTATCTTATTATCTTTATGAGGAAAATCTCTGATAGGTTGTTTAGAGGATGGTTTGAAATCTACTTTTCCACTCTTATCTATCAATAATTCACCTACGTATACATCGTCATATTCTCTTGGATTGCTATCCAGCTGCCCTAGTCTTTCAGAAAGATCAGTTACAGGAAACATATTAACTCCAGTCTTTATGATAGCTTCTGAAGGAGTGATAGGTATTTCAGCTATAGTTTTAATAATTGTATTAGGATCTGTAGAATTATACTTAATTCTGTACCTATTTAGAAATATTTCTATAAGAGCTTTGATAACGTCAGATACTCCATTCTCATTATAACATCCTTTTCTATTTATATAACCTGGAAAGAAGAATACAAAATACGGCCTACCCTGGTTATTCCTGTCATATACATTAGGTAGTGCATACATATTATATCCTTTAGGATTATACATGATCTCCTGAGCACCTGCAAAGTCGGACTCACTATCTCCTGCTGTACCACATAGATAAATCATTGCAAATACTATATCTCCCTCTTGAACTGAAGGCAACCATACATTGTATGCATCAATAAGTCTTGGAAATGTACCAAACTCATCTACCAATATATGAGCTCTTTTACCTCTCATTTTTGATTCATCATCTTTGGATGATACTCCTAGGACAGTGTTATGAGTACCTTTTTCTACTCCTGTATCTATATCTTTGTATCCCATAGTCCATATCATATCCTGTATAGATGATTTTAATCTTTTCCTAGGAAATTGAGTATTTTCTGCACAAAAGTCAGCCATAGACAAGAACTTATTTAAAGTTCCATCCTTAGTCAGATATTCCTTCTGATAAGCAGTTATAACTGTGTTAATCCTTTTAGAAGCTGTTTCATTCTCTCCTAATATAAAATTATGAGCAGCTATAGAGCCTAAACTGTATGACTTAGAAGCACCTCTTCTAGCTAGCTCAGCTCCATGATTTCCACCGTCAAAATTATTATATAGTCCTCCATTCCTCATCTGATCTATATAATGGAATCTCCAGTAAATTCCCTCCCAGACTTCAGGGAAATCAAATACTCTATCTGCTTGCTTAGATTCTCCTCTGATTTTAGAAAGCATTATAGGACAATAGTTTAAATAAAAATACATATAACCTGTTACCCATTCTCCATCAGACTCTCTTATATATCCATCCCAGCATCTGTGTATTTCCTGCTTAAGCCATTTTCCATATTCACTATTAGGGTTTGAATTAGGTCTTAGATTAGTAAAAGTACCATATTTCTGGTAATGTAAGGCAGTAGGTCTGAAATAATCCATATCCTCTAGAATATGGGGATTAGCTAGATCTACAATAATTCTACCATATTTGTCCCTAGGTCTATCTTTAGCATATTCTCTTGTAGGACTTATAAGCCTCTTGACAAATTCTACATTATTTATAGTATCAAATAGTTGATCCTGGACTTCTTGAGGAAGGCTATTAATCAATTCCTCAGTTAGTTCAGTTTGATATTTATTCATATTTATGTTCTGCAGCTTCATATCCTATATATGTACCATTTATCACTTGTTCATAAAATACTGAGCCTATCCAATTGAATATTGATTGACATAGTAATATAGCAATCTCTCTTTCTGCAGAAGAGACATTACTATTATACTCTACAGATAATACCTTATACTTTCTATTCCCCTTTACAAACCATATTATACCCTTATATTTCTTATAAGCCTTGAATGTAGGATGAGGAGTAATAGTCTTTTGTAGAACTAAGTGGCCAGTAGTTTTAATATTTTTATTACATCTTTTATCCTCAATATGCTTATTGAGTCCCTTTATAACCTCTTCAGCTCTCATGCTATATATTCAAATTATCTTCCAACAATGTTTTCTCTCCCTGTCCTCTCATTCTACCAGAGTCTGCCTGTTCTTTAGCTAAAGCTCTTTCTGCTTCATCCAAGTCCTTAATTAAGGAAGGTACCTGTTTTATAGTAGCTGTAATTGTATTAAGTGGGTATATAGGTTTACCCTTGTCATCAGTCTTAGATAGATCTATGTCTCTTAATAAGGCTCTTAATTTATCCACAGCATATCTAGTGTCTTCAAGAAGTAGTGCAGATATAGATTTAAAACTATTGTATAGTTTCATAGCTTCTAGAACTGCTTTATCAGGTTCCCAATTAATTGGGAGTCCTTCTCCTTCTTTAATAGCCCTCTTTCTCTCATCTTCATCAGTAAGATACTGATAGTCACTTCTAGTGTCACAAAAGAAATAAATAAACCCTAATTCCATTAGGGCTTTATCCTTATTTTTACTTCTATCTCTTTGCCATATTTGCCTAAACGGCTTTAGGAGTAAAGCTTCAGGTGCTATAGTTACTTTATATCCCTCATATTTAAATAGCTTCATACTTATATGATAAATTGATAATTAAGAAAAAGGGGTGGAGATGTTCTTTATCCCCTCCCCCCCTAGTATATTATACTATGATATCATTAGCTGGTTTAATTAATGCAGAGGGAATCTCGTCCTGTACTTCTTCCCAATCTTCAATAATAAAATCAATATCTCTATCTTGCAGCAGTAAACATTGCTTTCCATCCATTTCTATTACATCGAAATTATATTGAATCACAGGATTATCCTTTACTATTCCATCTTTTAGAGTTCCCTCTTTATGTTTCTTTACAGCAAATCTCGTAGGATTAATACATACCAGATCCCCCACTTTAATATCTTTTACCATACTTCCAACTGAAAGTACAGTCTGATACTCTTTTATACTGCCTTCTCTCTTTAAAGGATCTATTAATCCACTAATTATTTCATCATGTTCATACTTATCCATAGTAGTTATAAGAGCTGTGAACATGGGCTTAATCTTCTTAATCTTCAGCATAATTCATTATTTTGATATTATATTCATAAGCTGCTAAATGCTCTATTCTACAACCTCTATATCTCTCCCACCCTTCAGTAAAGTAAACAATATCGGCGGTTGACATCAATTCAAGAGATTTCCCTATATACCATAAAGGAGGTACATCCATAGGACCTTCTGTTAGATAAGTATCTATAATATATACATCCTCTCCCAATTTATTAACAATATCAGAGATTGCTTTGTTTCTTTCCAGAATTATCTCTGATGCTGTTTTATCTCTCATTGGCTGACTTATGAATACTCTTTTCATTCTTTATCTTCTTAATAATCTCAGATCTTTTCTTACAGCCCTGTACTCTATCCCAAGTTAGATAGAACTTCCCTAAACTAGGGATATTAAAGTTGGTCCTCAAGGAATTAAATTCCTCCTCACTGATATCTCCCTTAAGGGGTAAGGCTTGAATTTCTTGCTTTATGAACTTCCAATACGATTTGTAAGCCAGGTCTACTACTTTAATAGGAATTCCAGTCTCCTGAGAGACCTTACTGATTATTTCATAATAGTTCATTTTAAGTCAAAAAGTAAAAGAAGTTGAAATATTCCTGAATCTTCTTTAATATTGGGAATAAATCTAGGATTTATCTTATTATCAATAATCACTTTACTCTTTCTTAATTTACCCATAATCACCTGAAAATGTGGTAGAGTCATGTTACATTCCTCCCTTACTTTTCTTTTCGTATCCTCACTCATTGTAACTCTATCAAGTATTTCATTATCCTTGATGACCTTACTGAGCTCATATCTCTGTTTTACAAAACTAGTAATTACATCTATTTCTCTTTCAGTTAATTTATGAAATGGGCGTAAAAACTCAAACCAATACCGGAAGAACTTACTATCCAATGAAGTAGGAATTCTAATAACATTATTTATTTCCCTATTCATTATATTATTGTCTATATTAAAATCTATAAACTATTCTTCCGGAGTATCAGGAGTTTCCTCTGGAAGCTTCATTAATTCTTCAATCTCTGAGATACAGCCTTGTATAAACTCATTAGCAAAGTGATGACTATTTTCAAGAATCTTAAATAAATAGTCCAATCGTTTAAAGAGATTAGACATATTAGCCTCCTGTAATTTATTATATAATTCTCTGGACTGTTCACTTAACTGATGAGCTATATTTTCCAATTGCTCATATGAGAGCTTTTCAGGCTTTTCTGCACCAACCTTTTCACTCTTAGCCTTTGTTACTTTCTTCTCTTCCATTGTAATTTTATTTATTAATAAATGATTTATGATATCTTTGTTTGTATATATCTTCCCAAGATACTATATCAGACAATTCTATATCTGTACTTCCACATTCATCGCAGTAATCTAAAGAATCATTCAGACTCATTATTTTCAATGATAAACAATTCTTACAATAGGCTACTGGAATAGAATCATAGTAATCCTTGTTTGGATGCTCTTCCATAATATTGCATAAATTGTTCATACAGAGTCTTTTTTACCACATTGTTTCTACTGTCAATACCTTTTCTTCTACTAGTATTGGATCTATTATTAAAAGGCCTCCTAGGGACTGCCATCCCTAATTGAGTTACATGTCCCCTTCTAATAGCTCTTCCAATAGATCTATATTTTCCTATTGTCTCAGGAGAGATTCTATTATAACTCAATACCTCTTCCAGGTATTTTTTAAACTCTCCCTCATTCATCAGATCCCTTTCTATCATTTCTTGCTTCTCCATCTTGTATATAGAATTCATTTATAATAAATAAGCCAAAACTGGCCATTTTCCTTTAAGATAGATATTATATTTTCTCTTCTTAAAGAATGGGAGTTAGCATAATTTATAACCTCTCTCAGAGTATTTCCTGAGAATACATTCATCTTTGATGAATCCCTTTCTATCTGTACTTGCTTCTCTTCTACCTTTGCCATAGTTTATATATTTATTGTTGCAGATGCCAGAGTCGAACTGGCTATCATGAGATTATGAGACTCATATGATTTGTATATCCGTTTCACCCATCTGCATGTTGCCATAGATTTGGGACACTGGTACTATGGCCTTGTAGGTTGCCTTACCCTACACCTCTCTTCACTGGACACATTGATAAAAGACTGAAGATTATGGAATAATTAATCTTATAAAATTTTAATACATAGGTGTCTTAATACAATGTATATACTAGTCCCTAAGAGATGTCAGCCTTCTCACAGCATATTATGATCACTGACTCATGAGCCTTCTGAAAGAATCGAACTTTCATTTCCTGTTTACAAGACAGGAGTAATTACCCTTATACTAAGAAGGCTTCATTACTTTAATATGGCTTAATATCACATAATTCAAATAAATACTTATATTTCAATATATTATGAATAAATGTCTCACACTCTGACCTTATACCAGCATATGGAGTTTCCTCAGAAAGGGCTTCATAAAATTTATATGAGTAACTCTTTACTTCATTAATAAAGTCTATAGCATTCAATGCCTCACTGCTTGTTCCTTTAATTACATTAGGTTGCATGTGCCCAAGCAGCCCTTGATACTCCTCTGCCAGGGAATCCTGATAATCAGACAAAATCTCTAAGAATTCATCTAAATAAACATGGATATTCTTTTTAGGCGCTGCCCAATGTAAGTTCTTACATTTAGTTTTCCATCCCTCCAGTCTATTTAGAAAGTTTATGAAAAACTCTGAAGTACCTGTATTAAGTTCTTCTTGCCTTCTGGTTGTCTCTATAGGAGACAATAGGATATCTTCATACATAATCATCTATTTTAACAATATTGTATTAATAAGCCAGTACCTCCTGTAGGACTCGAACCTACACACTACTATTATTTCATCCCAGATCCTAAATCTGGTGTGTCTACCATTCCACCAAGGAGGCATTATCTTTTCCTTAAAGTATTCAATATATCGACTAATCCCAACTCTGCAGTAATTGTACCTGCTATATCTGCTAAATAGTTTCTAAGGAATTCTTTTCCTCCTGAAGGAAGTTTTTCCTCAATTTTCAGGAGAATTCCATATATTGCTAACTGGTTCTTATTAAGAACCTCTTGATTCTTAAGTATCTTATCTAATTTATCTTCCATAATTTACTGACTTGAGGGTGGGATTTGAACCCACGAATCAGCAGATTTGCAGTCTGTGCCATTAAACCACTCTGGTACCCCAAGATTTAATATTTAGCTCCTCAACCAGGACTTGAACCTGGGACTTCCTGATTAACAGTCAGGTGCTCTAACCAACTGAGCTATTGAGGAATAGGAGCAGTTTCTTTAGTCTCTAACTGCTAAAAAGAGAATCCTAGCCAGAGATCATAATGATCTCTATATATGCTGGGATAAAAATCCAAAACAAAAACCAATAAACGAACCAATGACTCCGCAATAAATATCTGCTACTTCAAATGTCCCTTTCTTTAGCCACTTATCCCATATAAAGTCTTTAGCTAAAGTAGCTAGAACTCCAATAGTTAGGCCTATCCAAGCTGGTAGGAACAAACTAACAGTAGTAGCAATAGTAAAACCTACTATTAAATGCATCCACTTATCTAATGCCATATCAAATTAATTAATTTAGTACCCTCCAAGAGAATCGAACTCCTATAAGGGGCTTAGAAGGCCTCTGCATCTCCATTATGCAAGGAGGGCAGTTGAGGTAGCAGGACTTGAACCTACAATGACAGAACCAAAATCTGCAGTGTTACCATTACACCATACCTCAATAAAACAGGTTTTATTTCCCTGTTTTAGCTGCAGTAGTTTTAGTCTTCTTTACTACTGAAGCAGCTTTTGAAATTTCACTTGCAGTAAGGCTTGAGAACCAATCTTTAATACTATTAATTACCTCCGTAGAATCTACCATGTTTACTACAGTTTCTACTTTATCTTTAAGCAAATATCCTGCAATTAAGCCTCCTGCTAAAGATATAAGACAGGAAAGAGTTACCCAGAAGGGGAATAACTTAATAAGTGCTAAAGCTCCTACTACCACTACAGCTATTATAGCTGCTGAAATCCATTTCTTTGTTGTCATACTAATTATCTTTAATCAATTAATTTTAATTCCTTTTTAAGGACATTGCAAAGATAAATAAAAAATTCCTATTTACCAAATAAAATAGGAATTTTTTTTTACTAGTGTAGTCTTAAATGCTGTATAATACTATAGCTACTATACTGGCTATAGCTGATAATGTATTAATTATCTTAAGTGCCATAATATTGGTTTTTACTTCTTTTACCTCTTGACTACATGTGTAATCCTCTATTTGAAATTTAAGTCCTTTTAATAGAGGTATAGCAGTACTAAGATTTAGAATCACCATTATAAACAATAATATTGTTAATCCTACTTCCATGTTTTACTTCCTCAAATATTGTGTCCAATTAAATCTTTTCCTATCATGAAGGTAGTGCAAATAGTTCTCATTTTCATATGCCTCTCTCTCAAAAGAGATTGACCTATAAGCATTCTTCGGATTTAGAACCAATCTTACTAACCACTCAATAAAATACCATATGTAAAAGGTTACATATAGTAACTCTTTCATCTGTGCAGTATGTATAGCTTCATGGTTAATATCCTCCTCTAAGATAGAGGGCCTTGTTCCATCTGGATTTACTCTTACAAAGAGAACTCCAAATAGATTTATTATCTTATACCCTTTTATAGGAAGAACTTTATTATAAATAATTTTCATTATATCAGATTTTTAATTTTAAGCTCTATCAAGGATTTAGCTACCCATTCTACAAGAGGCTCATCTACATAGCAACTATTATACTGCCCTTCATGAAATATCATATGTATCAATTCATGTTTTAAGGTTTCCTCTATATGTTCTTTACTGTAAGGCTTTCCTGTATCATTAAGAAGAGCTATTAATATCTCTTTTTGAGCAGGTTTGGTTATTCCAAATATAACCCCCTCATCTGGCACATCAATATTCTTTATAGGCTCCTTCACATACTTAATAGTCCATGTAGAGTTAAAGAACTTAAATCTCTTGTTCTTATATTCCATAATCTATTTAGATTTATTATTTAGAGGGTACTCATACTTTATTAATGATATTCCTCTTCTAGGTTTAATATTTTCTGCATAATAATCTTTATATCTTTCATTCAAAGATACTAGTATAGAGTGCTTGTTCTTAATAATATTAAGAACATCTTCATCTTTATGATCTTTAGAATACCTTTCTCTATATTTTCTTTTTTTCATATCCTACTAATTTAGGTATAATCTTCCTAATTCTATTAGATTAATCATTAACACTCTTTAATCAAATAATTTATATATAATTATTTAGTATAAAAAGGGACCCTAGGGGTTCTCTTTTTCATCCCCCAGGATTGAGATTATGGCTCTCAATATATTTAGTCCATCCCCCGTTTATATATTATTAGTCTACCCCTATTATCACTCTTAGAACATTATATTCTAAAAGCCTCTGATTTACCGTACCAGAGGTGGGTACCCCTTATTCTCCCCACTTGGCTCAGAGCAGTTCAGTCCTAAATATACCCTCCTACCTTAAAGGTACTAATGTTAACACAATATACTTGTTATGTCCCATTGGGACAAAGATACGTAAAATATTTTTAATTTCCAAATCTATAATAAAATTATTTTTTTTTTTTAATATTTTTTTATTAGTGGATGGTATTTGTATGAGGGAGGAATACACCAACCAGACCTCCCCTATCTCTTGGCCCGTGGGGATTGTCCCCCTATAGGGGTTTTAAATAATCTATTTTCTTTTATCAACCTTTAAACAATCAATTATCATGGAAAAGACACTTAAATTCCTCAAGACCTACACTATCGAGCAGTTCAAAGCTCTTACCAAAGTAGATAGGCTCGATGTTAAGAAGAATCCGAAGAATGGAAATCTCTTCTTCACCTATGGTGCTGAAACAGGTGCTGTTGCATCTGCTGGGATACCTAAGCATCCTATGGTATCCTATGTAGAAGGTGAGAAGACTGAGAGGAATCCTACTGGCCTGTTCTATCTTCTCCATGAAGAGGGTAATGGTGCTCCTACCATTGCATCCTTCTAATCTCAATAAGGGGAGTCTTTATGACTCTCCTTAATTTTTCTTTATTGATTCTTTTAAGGCTAATACATAATACTTCTTATTTTTAACCTTCCTAACCTTCAAAACTTTCTAAACTATTTAAACCTTCAACCTATTCAAATAGGTCAGGAAGAGGATTGAAATAGATAACTTTCCTTTAATAAATAAGGTATATCTGCTGCATAGTTATCCTTTACTTTCCTCTTCTTGACCTCTAATTAATAAGTCAAGTATTATGTATTTGCCCTAATTAAAATGAGAATTGATTAATATTTGCTCTGATTAATATTAGCTATAAATTAATACTTTAAGTATAATATAATGTTTACAGGTTAATAATACCACCTGTAGTTAGTTTTAAAGGTATTATCTATTATTTAATACAAAAAGATGAGATAACTAAATAATAGTATTGGTCTCATTGTAAATACTACTTACATCCAAGATACTATGTATAATTCTAGACAATTTGTATAGTATTTTTCCTCTATCAAAATAGAGTGGTTTGTAGTATAAACCACTTTATACTAATCTTATTATATATAACTGGATATACTGTCTTCAATTTTAACCCATTTCTCTAAAAAGACAGACAAAATAGAAAATGAAACGTAAATATCATAGAGAAAATTGCAAAAACTGTATAAGAATGACTCTCATAGACCAACTTGGAAGGAAAATTATCCTCTCAGGTATACATGCATTTGAATGGGAAGTCTCTATTTTGCATAATAATAATTTAGCAACAGTTAAATTTGCAAACAGAATTGAAGCAACTAAGGAATTCAACAAATATAAGATAAAGAAAAGATGAAAAATTTAGCATCTTTGGTAGGAGTAATCATTACCACACCATTCATTGCTTTAGAAGCAGTGATAAAGATCATATTACTATGCCTGTATTTTCTGATAGTTTTGATATTGGCTATCATATATCCTCTAATCAAAGTATACTCTTTTGATTGGCTTAAAAAGTGGTGGATATATATCACTAAATGGAAGAATGGGTTTTACACAGCAAAAATAATAGATTTGTGGTTATAACTGTACAACCTATCAATATACACGACTCTTTGAGTTAGTATGCCAATTTTATTTCATATTGTTTAAAGCATTTATGTGAAACTGCTAAAACACTATTATGAGTTTATGAATAAAGATAATAATTCTGATCATAAAGAAGACCATAAGGATAATAATTCCTGTTTTGATGAAGAAACCATAGAAGTAGTTTTACAACTGCAGGAACCTCTGCCCTTTAAGACTACAGATTTCA